ATTTGCAAAAATGGTAAAAAGGTTATTATATTTGCAATATATAAATATAAACCCCTTAAAACCTTAAAAACATGGCAAAACGACCTATTTATCAAATTGCTCAAGACATCAAGGATGCTTGGAAAAACCCCTCACCGTATGCTCTTGCATACTTAAACCCTATGCTTACTCTCAACAGCATTGAGGATAACTACTTCTTCGATGATGCTAAATCTATTATCCTATACTTCCTGGCCAATGCTCAGGGGTTCAGGGGAGAGAAGGCTAGAGAACTAAAGAAAGAACTTAAGGATTTACTCAAAAAGAACTAAATCATGAACTTCGGAATATCACTCAAAAGACTCGGAGAAGCTTATATCGCTTTGGAGGATTTCTTCAAGGCTGTCGATGCAAAATGGATCCTGAAAGGTATCAATTGTACCATTACCCCAAGTTACAAATTCAAATACATACTCTTGGTAGAGAAAACCGATGAACTTGCTTATTGCATAGAACAGGAAGAACTTGAGGATTTTACTCAGGCTCTAATCTCAGAATTCCAAGCTACACTGTATGCTGAAGTAAAAGGGTACGAATTAAACATACTCAGGGGTTGTACAACAGGAATGGTCGAACTAATAGTAGAATAAAACATGAACACACTCAGATTTAACTTCAATGGAGTAGATGTAGATGCTACTTCTTCTGCTCCTATCCAGTTTCACCTTTTTCACTGGTATCCCAGCCTATTCTCTCAAGAAAGATTAAAATACCATCTTGAAGACCAGGGTAGAAAAGGCCAAAACTGCACATATAGACCTATCCTACTCGGATACGACTTGGAGGATATAATCGATGTCATTGACTTGGAAGCACTCCAGGAAAGTATAGAAAACCTAGTAGCAACTCTACAGGAGGATCTAGATGCAGGTCATGGTGCTTGGGATTTTTCAGAAGTCCGAGTATACACTAAGACTTTTGGGGATAAAAAGAAGTATCTTTGGATAAAATGTGCTTGCTATTATTAGTAATCTATCCTCAGTATATACTATGATATACCACTCACGCACACGGGAGATTTTCGCAAATACATGGGTACCTCAAGAAAATACTCAATTGAGGTACCTTTGTATCATATACCAACAGGGCTCTCTCATACATATACTCCAAATAGCCATAATCAGGTCCTCGAGAGGATTTGCATATTTGTTAAAAGGTTATTATATTTGCATTATATATAAATATGCAAAGGGGGCCACCCCACAAACATTAACTCTTAAAACATCAACATTATGGGAACAATTGAATTTATCCAAGCACAACTCAAACAATGCCCAGGCACTGCTTCAAGGATTCAGACCGTCTTTGACTATCACTATGATGCTATCATGAGGGAAGTTGAACAAGAACTCTCAAAACATCCTCAGAAAGATGATGTAATGGACCTCTTCACTGAACTCATGGAAGATATCTGGCCAGTTGCTCAGGGAGACTTCACAATCGAAATGGAAGACTAATTACTTAATACCAAAAACATTATGACTCAGATTACTGCTCATTACAACCTGGATATCCAGGCTCAAAAACAATTGGAAAACGATGTTTTCACCTTCATTGCCAATAAGTACCATCAATCTCCTAAGATCAAGGATAAATACGATCTCACCCAGATTGATATTTGCCACAACCAGGATCTTCACATTATAGTCAGGATGGAACCCAAGGACCGAAGGGGACTAAGATCAATATACCAGGTCCACTCAGAAGTATCAGAAGAACCCATTCTCAGTGAAGACTCTTCAGATGGGTATCTAGTACAATACTCTGAGGATTATGACTCTAAAACCCTCTTCATCTACTATACAGTAGAAAGAAACCATGATTCAAACATTAAATAATAAGCGGACTATGGAACCAGTTGAAAAACGCCTTGCTATCATCGTAAAGGTATACGATTGCAAAACTCAGGAATGGATACAGAAGAATTACACTATGCAGGTGGATACCGACGAAATAGGTAGACTTATTGCAGGGGCAATCCCTACCACCACTGGTCATAGTACGGGTAGTGAAGAAGCTGCTTTAGAACTTAAAAGCTTAAATACACCTCTGAAAAACCAGGATCGCTTTAATATCCAAGTACACTTCGGTATACTCAATATGGAAACCCAGAAAATTGAACAAGGGTGGGGGAACTTTTAATCCCACCCTTCCCCACTGGGGCTAAAAGGAGGTCCTCGAAAGGATTTGCAAAAATGGTAAAAAGGTTATTATATTTGCAATATATAAATATAAACCCCTTAAAACCAACTACTTATGCTAAACAAACAAATTATCCTCCAAACTTACAACTACACTGGAGAACTAGAATTTCTACTTCCTGAACACATCACAGTTCACAAAATGGACTCAGCCAATTACGGGGAAGTCAGACAATACCGATTCAAGGCATACCGCCTCGAAGAATTCCTTTCTTACATCACCTCAGGGTTGATCTACCACCTTATTCATCATGGTGCAGACGATGATATCTTCGATAACATCCCGGCTCTCATAGAAGAAACAGAACAAATATTCAGACTTGCCCATAGGGTAATACCAGCTAAGAAAGCTTTCTTCACTCAACACATTAACCTCCTCAACCAGGTAATCAATCAGGTTAATACTCTAGAAAACTTAGAAGAGATCGATGGGGAATTCCTTCCTATCACTTCAGTACAGGATTATCCAGAATTTCCTCAGGGAAACCTCGAAGGACTCAACATAGAGGATATCTATTTAACCATAAGGACTTTCACTAACGAAGGTACTAACTACTCAGATTCTACTACCAAATTAACTTCAAACAACTTCTAAGCCATGAACACAAACAACTTCCAAATAATCTTCCCAAGTATCAAATCACAACTACCGGAAGCCACTCCATTTGCTGAACAAATATCCTCAGCCCTACCCGATACCATAGAACTCAAGGAGATGTCAGTAGATCTATCAGACCCTGAAAAAATCAAGTCCAAGTACAAAATGCTCTTAGAGACCAAGGAAGATATGCTCATACAGGATTTCTTCCACCACTTAGAATATGCTCTAGACTGGAACCCAATAGACTTTGCCTGGACTAATTTCACCCCAATGGACAATAACCTCTGGCTCATGGAATTTACATTCGAGGGCTAAAACTATAAAGCTATGGCAATCAACTACAAGAAACTCAAATCACAGATTTCCTACGATAGGGAACACAAGGAATGGGTATTCAAAGCTACCCCGGAACAGTATGACCGGGGTATAGACTCTTTCCGTTGCACTTGCAAGAGGACTCTCATGAACAGTCTGGTTTATCTCATACATAACTGGACATGTTACAATGAATTTACTCTATATAATAAGCCACACTATACCTCTAAATTGGCTCGCAACTATCATAAACACATAAGTACCGGTAGACCAAGTAAATACTTCAGGCCATGAACGAATTAGCACAAGCCCTGATACCTCAGGAAGTAAAGGAACATAAGTTCCACATGGTAATGCTCTTCTTCACTTCATACGAATTAGGCATAGCTACCTCTCTATCCGAAACTACCTGGGTTAACACCAGAAACATAGAGTTTGACAATGCTCAGGATGCCATGAACTACTATGCAAATACTAGATGTCCAGCTTCTCAGCATATATCTGCTTCAACTCGGGAAGGCTTAGAGGGAGAAAAACAACAAATGCTCAAGAACTTCCAGGATAACAACTGGCTAGAAGAAAACTTATATCCATACTTATAGACTATGAACAAAAAGGTTACAGAACGAGAAGTATACTATAATGCTTTCGTTAACAAATACAAGGATGCTTGGAAAGTACTCCGACCCAAACACAGGAGAATCGAATACTCTATACTAGACTGTATACTACACGGTAGACATCACCATAGTGTAACATATGAAAGACTACCCTCTGAACCAGGTAAGACAGAACCAGCAATAGCTATAAACATCCGGGTAAGTGAACCAGGAAGTAGTCTAGGGGATTTCTCAGTACCTATGAAGACTTTACTCGACAAGATGGGTATAACCTATAAGGTATTCAACCTAAACCACTACTGTAAGGTCCTCCTCATAGACTTGGTAAATAACTTATAAACACTCATGGCAACACAAGAAATAAAGGCTATCATTATAGACCCTGAAACAAATCTACCAACCTTAGTTAAAATACGAGGTAACATCAAGATGGTATTCAGGGGACGAAGCGATACTCAAAGAGAAGACTTTATAAATAACTACCTAAAGCCTATACATCATTCTCTAGTACCCAACTACCTCCTAGATCCAGACTACTTAGAACTAATAGAAGAAGAACATGAACACAATCATCAACTACAAGAAACTGAATCGTCTCACTCATGCTAAGAGACTACCAGATGGTACTATGAAGTACACATTCATCCCAGAGAAGGAATATCAACTACCTCACATGAGTCCACCAGTCCCCATAATCCACGTAGAGGGCTCCAAACACAAATACCTAAAACACATGCACTGGTGGGTCATAAACTCTATCAGGATGAGACAGTATCTTACTCTACCGGGAAGAGGACACATAACATTCGAAGACTACCCATCAGATCCAACCAACGACCAAGGAGTAGTAGAATCCTGGGAATAACTCTAACAAAAACACAATAAAAACCAAAACAATCATGGAAGCTATAATAATCTGCCCACACACCAAACAACCGGTACTAGCTGAGATAGAAGTATCTGAAGACAATGTACTATGTCTACATCAAGACACCAGGGAGGAAGAACTGGAAGAGATCCGAGAGAAATTTAACCTAATCCCTCTCTAACCTCTCTACCTACCCCCCACCAAAACAAACAAATAATCAAATAGGCTAATGTATACAAACTAAAATATACACTAGCCTATACATATACTTAATATACAACCTACCATATATCATACAGTACTATATAAACAATCTTCTTACTATCTTCTTTCTTACCTTCTTTTCTTCCTTTTCCTTCCCTCTTTCGCGGACTACCTGATACCTATTAAATAGAACCTATATCTTATCTCTATCATATTGGCTTAACAAACCTATCTTCAAGCCCTTTTGTTCAGGCTCGCGGACTCTTCGGGGAAAAGGGGGCCACTGTTCACCCTCCAGCCTATCGGAAACATAGCGGAAATGACTTTTAGCCCTTAACCAAAAATGACTTTGGAGCTTCAAGTCTATCGGACTTAAGGCCCTACGAGACACGTATTCACTTTTTGCTAAAGTTTCCAACCCCTATACAAAATCAGTTAATTTTGACCGTCCGACCCTCTTTTTAAGCGTGGGGGCTAATTTCCGAAGAGCCTGAAAACAGCCTGATTTTAGACTTTCAAAATTAAAAACCCTTCGCTCAACAAACATACCATCTAGCCGTATTTCCGACGAAATGAAAAATTCCCAAAACACCTGATCAGGCGCCTGACTGGCCCATTAAAAATTAAGGCCCTAAGGACACCTGAATAAAAGGACCTAAGGCCCTCTTAGACATCATCTCCTCAGTGTATACTACTATTATCGGACTACCGAGCGAGCGTACCATCTATCTAGCCACCTCTCCTCACCCCTAATTGTAACCGTAAATTTGGTACCCCAAATTGAAAGGCACCTACCATCTCACCGCAAATGCAAATCTAGAACTTCTTAAATGCAAAACTAACTAACTTATAATTGCATATAAATTACTTACTAGGAGGTAACCGTTCCGCGCCTTAAATTGCATATATTATAATAATTGCATATATTTGCATATTATAATATATGCAATATGCAACCTACCATTAACACACACTTATTAACAAACAACCTAAAAACAAACAACATTATGCTACACAAATTCACTACTCCACCATTCGAACTGAACCCAAATGCTATGAAACACTTCTTCATTGCTCAGTTTCACACAATCAGAACAGGCTCAGACGATGCTTATACTGAGATCCTTACACTCGAATTTAATCACCAAACTCGAGAAGATCTCAATAACGAGGAAACTTACGAAGAAACCGATAACTCAGTCGATCGGGAAATCTCGGGAATCATCTCTGCTCTCAAACTATACATGCAGGATAACAGAGGGGCTGACTCAGTAAACACAATCAAAGCTGATCAAGCCACAATACTCGAAAACAAGGAATTCCAATCCACAATGCTCATCACTTACACAGATGCTGCATTACACATAGTACATACTTACCAGTACTAACAGGCCCCGGTTGCATATTGCTTAATCACAAAACAACTTAAAAACATTATTACCATGAACACAATTACCATTACTACCCACAACTACACAGGAGAGTACAACTTCAGTACATGCTGCCCAAAAGGGGCTTACTTCGAACACGAGGAGTCAAGGAGCTATCAAATTAATTCTCCTACAGAGTTCATATCCAAGGTAACAGGATACCTTACAACCAAGCTCATTAGCTTCATGGGAGACGACGATACATTTGACAATATCCCTGCACTCCTCGAGGAAGCCGAACAGATAATGCGCCTATTATACAAAATGGCCCATCAATGCGAATACTATCAGGCCCTAATCATCAAGGCTTGCTCTTGCATCAACGAAACCATTAAAACGGTCAACGAACTCGAATGCCTTGACTCTATAGGGGCCGAACTACATTGCATCATCTGGACTGATCGGGAAGACAAACTCGAAGGCCAGGATCAGGCTTCACTCGAAATATACAACGAAGCCGGAACTGAGGTAGAGACATATTATACTCTCTAAGCTTAATATCCAATACTCTTATAGGCCTAACTCTCTATAGGCCTATAACTGTGTATACTATCTATATAGCGGACTATGGCCATTTTCTGAAACGCCTACCCACGATCTAGCCGCAAGACGCTAATGTAAGCCAACCTTACAGGATATCTCACCACTCAAAAAGGCCCAAATCGCTGTTCTAGGCCCAGGTAGGCCTAATTGTTAAGCCATATATCAGGCCGCACAAATAAGGCCGCAGGGATGGGCCGCATAGGTACACCTTACACTATCTAGCCTAAATACATATACGGCTATCATACCTACCGTTGACACTATCTCCTTAGCCTATACTCATACCAGCGGACAGGGGTGCGGGCGATCTAGCCAGCCGCCATATATAGGGGCAATTTTGAAAATTTCCAAATTGATAAAATAGAATTTTTCTAAATTCCTATCCGGAAATATCTGCAAATCATATCTTTATAGGTTTAGAAAAAATTTTCTATGTATTATATAACTTTGTTATATAAAAAATATTTTTCTAAAAATTTTTAGAAAATTAATAAAAAAAAATTTACAGGGAATAAAAAAATACTTACCTTTGCAATCGAGTTCATTGACATACTGATTTAGGGAGTGCAAAAAATTTCATTTCTTTGTTTTGTGGGTTTTCCAATATCAAACCTAAATTTTTACCACATTACGAGGATTTGAAAAATGATATATCAAACACTAAAAATTTAGGTTGTTTTATTGCTTTATGGCAACAAAAACAAACGAGGTTAAAACCTCATTCAGTTTCCGCGATTTTATGGAAACAAACAAATCTCAAAGGGGCGGTGAGGCGTCAATTTACAAATCCTCTGCAATCGCGGAAATTTGCGAAAGTGGCAAATCAAAAAAGCAAGCCCGCAAAATGTTGCGCGACTTTTTTGTAAAGTCTTGCAACAAGTGGAAAAAAGACAAAGCGTCTTTTGATATGCAGGGTTTCCGCGAGTGGTGCAACGCGGTATATATTGGTTCCGTTTTTTATAGCGGTTCGGAAATTTCCGAAAAAGATTTAAAAGACTTTACCGCGGAAATTCTGAAAAAGTAACCCGAGGGGGGGGACAAAATCCCCCCCTTATAAAACCCCTAAAAATGAAAAAAACTAATCCTATTAAATCCACTTTTTCAAAATCTAAAAAGGTCAAAAAAATAGACCTTAAAAAGATAATTAAAGAAAAAGGCATTTGTCCGATAGACCCTAACGAATTACCGATTTTTTGGTAAAAGTTTAACCTTTAAATAAAAGGCCGTGACGGGTTGCTTGAAATCCGCCCTGCATAAAGAAAGGCCCATCTTTATTGCATAAAATGGGGCAAAAGTTAAAGAGTATTTTTTGGTTCTACCTCTTTAACTTAAAGCGAACCAAAAACCGAGGGAGAGCAAAAAAAATGTTCTCCCTTTTTATGAACTTTAAAACATTACAAACATGGAAACAAAATTACATTCTAATTTAATCCTCTGGGATAAACTAAATAAAAGGAATTTTTCAATTCTTTTTACAGAGTTTAACGACCTTTTTAATATCATTAAAGGTCTGACCAATATAAACAATATGAGTTTATATTTGCGAATTTATAATCTCCTTATTTACGCGCTTTTTGATATTATTCATTATTGCGGTTTTGGTTACATTTGCGACATATACGGAGAGGATTTTAGCGATAATGAAAGGTTTTATTTTATCCCTAAATATCGCATAATTTTCGACCATATAACGGGCAAATATCTAACCTTTGAAGAATGGGAAACATTTTGCAAAGATTTCGTAAAAAAAGCCGTAATTTATACCCATAATGTGGAAGATTTTTCTTTGGTGGATTTATCCGTATGTGTTGACGCCTTTTTTGAAATTCCACTACCTGACAAAGATACATTCTAAAAAATAGGGGGGCACTTTGTCCCCCTTTTTATTTTTAATTTTTCAATTTATCCCCCTACCGTACTCCCCTCCCACACACAGACGTTCGTAGACTCTCCAGTAATGGGTCGCTAGATTAGCTACGACCCACTTACCTGACAAGGTAATGGGCCGCTACTATACTCTGAACCTCCACGAACCCCTAGTAATGGGCTCTCGAAAGCTCTCTGAACACGAATCTACGAAGGTACGATGCAACGATATGAACGAAATCTACGAATCTACGACCACTTCGGCCACTTTTCTCCACTCCTACACAAAAAACACCCAACAATCTCTATCAAAAGGCATTAAAATTCCCGTCTTCCCAGAACTTAGAATCTAATTTTAGATCTAGTTACTCCTCTTTATATCTAAAAATCTCTAGAAAGTATGCCTGAGGCATCAAAATTAACGGGAATTCCCCTAAAAATATCGAAAAATCCCCCTAATAAGCATAGTAATGGGCTATCATATCACACAAAAAGACCTCAGGAGAAACTTTCACCTAAATCCTGAGGTCCAAAAATAAATTACATGAAGTATTTTGCACTACCAGGATACTACCCCAGCAGCCTGAGTAGCCTAATTTACCGGATTAAAGCATCCAATACCACATTGCCAAGTCTTTAGAGACTGGACCTTCTCGATAACACCCATACAGAACGGATAAAACTCCATCCCTACACCATCAAGATAAAACTTCTTGGATCCATTTTTGTCATCCGAGATCTGAATCAAGTCGTTATTTATCAATGAGATATTGAGCTCATTGCCATGTAAGATCTCGAGGTGAGCAATCTTATCGAGTGGTACCCAAGAATAATTACTCTTAGAACTACCCGGGTAGGATACGGTTAAGTAAACGGGGAGGTTATTGCAATAACCAAAATCTACGTGAACGTCTATCATCGCTTGTTATTTATTTGATGTACATGATTACATATATCTCCCAAGTAGCTGTCCACCCTGTTATTCAGTATGCCAAGGTTGTGATTGATATCCTCAAGGTTCTGAACGTTTACCTGAATAGATTCAAGCTTCTCGGTTATATAGTATATACCATATAAGATAATGAAAGCCAATAGGATAAGGATTACTCCTAAGGCGATTACTACAGCGGTTAACATGACTTTCTAAGTTTAGTGATGTAATCAGAGAAGTCCTTTACAGTACCCTCCTTGAGGATGGTATTAAGTTCAGGGTCCTCATCGTTGATCCTGATGTTGAAGTGATTCTCACAGTCCATAATCAAACAGATCTTGTCAAGGGAATCCATCCTCAGGTCGGTGGTTAAAACATCATTATCATGGACATCCTCTAAAAGGTATCCACTAGCGTCTGAGATTAACTCCTTTACTGTAGGAGAAACATCCTTCTTTCTAATAAATACTCCCATAATTATATAGCTCTATTGTATATCCACTTATGACATTCTCTCTCAATGAAAGAATCACTCAAGGCTGGTTCACCCTTTTCATCCAACTTCCTCATAAGCTTGTGCTTAAGTTGACGGTAAAGAGCTTCCCTCCCATAACCGTGAGTGTCAATTGACTCCTGTACATCCTCAGGAGTTACAGCCTCTTCTGTGCTGCTCATGATCAAGCTCTCTAAGAACTTAACCATTTCCATAAATTGCATACCCATATTATTAACTATTTTGTAGAATCCATACAACCACCAGTAGTATAAGAACTATAATGATGGCACTGATTATTACTATGCCCATAACTTATTCAAGGTCTATACTAACAGGTCTTTCCACTTTGACAGATGTGGTTAACCCATCTACTTCTTTATACCAAGTACCATACCATCCCCACTTCTTAAGCTGGTTGATGGTATCAATCTGTTCCTGGGATATGGGTGAACTCTCAGCCTGTACCCTCTTCTCTACCTTCTTTCTCTCCATTTTAATTGGGGCTGGTTCAAGTACCCAGATCTGCATCTTATCCTCGGTAATAACGGTTGATGAGTATTCCTTACCAGTTATTTCATCTACAAACTTAATACCCCTACCTCTAAGGCCTACTGCTAAACAGTGAACATCTAGTTCAAAGGAGGGGTCTTTAACGGATTTACCCATAATATGTACATGGGCACCAGATCTGATTTCTACATCATTAACGTCTTTCATGATTACATTGCTTTACCTGCTTCTTTATGAGCAGAGATTATTTGATATGAATTAGTACTCAATTTAACGATTTGGTATTCAGTAGAAGAATATACTTTGATATCCCTAAGAGGTTTACCCTTCCACTTGATATCTTTTAGGTAAGCTTTATCAGCTTTAGGTGATAAGAACCGATTTATAGAGGCATAAGCACTTAGATTATCACTAAGTGAATCAGTCATAGCATTAAATTCGGCCTCTACGGTATACTTTTCATAACCTATCAAAGACTCTACTATGTTATTTAACTTCTTAGAATCCCCTTCATAAGCTTTAATACAGGTTTTCATCTTATCATAATAATAAGGTACTGAAGTACCAGTATCTGAACCAATGAATGGACCTATCTCTGCTCTGGTATACCCATAGCTATAAGCTACAAAACAGAAAATTTCTTTTATCCTTATGATGCCAGGTTGATGAGAGTGAACTAATTGATTATACCAATCCAAGGTCATCAACTCATTGTTTAATACTACCTCCAATATATTCTGTAAAGTAGGTGGCTTGATGGTAAATGTAACTGTATTCATGATTATTGTTTTAATCTAAAGTTCTTCTCCAAATATCCTTCATAAGGTAGGTTTCCACTGCTTTCTAGAGATTTTAATTGCTTTCTAATGAATTTTCCAAGATTAGGATTTCTAGGATGCTTATCTGCAAAATCTACTAATATCTCGGCTAATTCAAAAGCTTCTTCCTGAACTAAGTCGAAAGCTTGACCATTGTGGAAGATTTCACAGATATCATCATCTAGCTTATCATAAAGCCTCTTAGAGTTCTTGAATGAAGCTATTAACTCATTGAAAGTCTTCTTCTTCTCCCTATGGAATGAGGACATCTGTAATTCAAGGTTCTTCTCACAATCCCTAAGTATTATATCCATAGCCCTGGCTAACCTATATAAAAGGTTGATCTCAAGGTTAGCTATCTTTTCAAATCCTAAGCCCATACCTGTACATCTCCAATGATTATATTGATATCCTCAAAGTAAGCCTCTAAAGTAGTCTGCAAATATTGCTTTATATATACAGCAACATCCTTATCTAATAACATATATCGGCCGTGGAATATTCTGTAAGTAACCGTAGCTGTCTTCATAGGTATAGCAGCACCTGTGGGGTCTGGGTTTGGCCTGAACACTGGGATTTTCAGGTGCTTTTCTACTAAACACCCGGGAGAATCTTCAAAGAATTCTTCTGAAGAGTACCAACCTAATGTAGTAAGTTCACATACCAAAAACCCCTTCATTTCTGGGTGCATTTCATGAATAGCCTTTGATACGAAGTCAGCGGGATTTTTGAAGTACTCTGAAATATCACTTTTAAGTAGTGGTACTACTATAGTAGTGAAGTACAGGTTTTGGGGAGTAGAGGCGTAAATACCATCTCTAAAGATACCACTTACTTTAACCATAAAGTACTTGGTACAAAATAGGTTTTTAAGGAACTTTAACATATTTATATTATTTTAACCATTCTTCTGGAAGATCCCACTTAATAATACGGAAAAAGTCTCTAGCTAGTTGTGGGTTTTCTTTACCCAACATGAAGGCCAGGAACTTTCTAAAGGTTAAGTCACTACCCGGCTTAAACCAAGTGGAATTGCGAGAAATGAATAACTTCCAAGAGTTGTCTACTTGTTTAATAATGGTAGGTAGTTGACGATCCCATGTAATATCACTTACATCTTCAGGTTTAATAAGGCGTTTTCTACAGGTTTTCAACAACTGAGTAAGAATATCCTTAGAAGTAGATACCCCATCATTAACCATCTTATCATGAATGGCTTGTAGTTCATCATCTAGAAACATAGTAAATTATTTTTGAGTTTGACATTGACAATCTGGGTCATGTAATATAGCTGTACCATGATCCTCTAAAACTATGTAGGTATGACCTTCGAATTCAACCTTAGATATCCTATACATCCACTTATTGGTTCTTGGGTCCCTTACTTCTCGGATTACTGGGTTTTGACCCGTAGCTTCTTCTATAACCTCTTCTAATTCAGGTTTAACGGGTTCTTTTCCTTTGTCTACAATCTTAGTAACTAAACAAAATACCGTAAAGATAATCAACACAGCGAATACTGCAACAGCAGTAGTGATGTAAAAGCTTTTAGTATCCATATTCTTAATATTTTAATCAAATTCAAATAGTAGTCGCTAGATACGATTCTGTACACACAATAAAAGGCAGCTATAAGTGCTGCCTTTTATAAGGTTATCTGTTAGGAGTAACATTAGTTGGTATACGTAATATGAAAAATGGAGTAGTATAAGAAGGACTTGTATTTTCCTTAATCCAGCTCTCCATCCTGGATGGTACATAAGTTGTAAGAAGTTGTTCATCAGCATAAGCCAGTATTTCAGTATACCAAGGGTCATTCCTTTGATTACCATCATTAACAGTTCCATTAAGGGTTACAGTTAATGGTAGAGAACTACCTCCTTCTGGTATAAAGGTTACAGTTTTATAATGATATTGTGTACCAAAGTACCAACATTCAATCCTATATATAATACCATTTACTACTGAGTTGTCCACAGGTCTTATAAGATCATTGTATATACCAGAATCTGATAAGACAGCAGAGATAATAAAATTGTGTTTTGGAGCATTAACCCCAGAAGGTGGTATTTGTTCAGTTGTAGTCCATGTGAAAGGTACAGGTGTACCTAATATATTAACTGGTATACTTGTTCCATTAGGTATATTGTTAGTTTCTATCTTTTTCACACCTTTTAACTCATTATAGCTAAGGTTAACTTTATATAATCTACTACTAGATTCTAGGCCCATCATAGTTTGTCTCAAATACTGGTTAAATTTACCTTTAATAGGGGGACTTACTAAAGTTATACTATCAAAGATATATTCTTTACCCTTTATATAACTAATACCAATAGACCTACATATATCTACCATCTTAATTTCAATAGTATGATATCCATGAATAGCTACCGCTGTTTTAGTTAGTGTATAGGTTGTACCTTCATAAGTTACTTCTATATTAAAAGCTAACCCTTCTGAATTCATTTCATCAATAAATCCATACCAAGATTCAACATTTCCATCATAATACTCATCTTCAGACCCATAATCTGAATCGGGTTTTAACCAAAGAGTATTATCATATTGAGTCCATTCCAACTCAAAAGTTATGGATTCTAATAACTTAATTGATACATCATTTATAGTATATAGCTTTATCCTATTAGAACTGGAAGAGGTATCCCAGGTTTTACCAGGGATATGGTTGTGACTACCTATATTTAATATAGCTATACCACCAAGTACCTTATTGGTACCCATCATTAAATGATTAAACATATTGCAATAAGTTTTGATTGTTAACTTCTAATAATAGTCACAAGAAAAGGGAGAGAGTCGATTAAACCCTCTCCCACCCTAAAAACACTATTCTAATGGTTTATTTCTTAAACACATAATATAATAGTACTACTAGTAAAACAGGAGAACATAACCAGATAGTTATCATTACTAGTATATGTTGGTACCATGGTAACCGGGTTACTGTCATAAAACTATCAATGGCCCAAGTTAAAAAGAACCCTAATAGGTATAATACCCCTAATATAATAGTTAGAACTTGCATACTTTACCACCAAAGAACTTATCATTCAACTTCTTAACTTTCTCATATAACCTGATAGTATCCTCTTGTGATAAGGTTGGATAGTTTTTAAGGTTATCAATTTCTCTTGTAAGCATAGATTTAGCCTGAAGATAATCATATTCATTTTGATCAAATGGCTTACAAGTGAATTCACTCTTAACTAAAACCCTGAAATCCCGATTGATCTTGAGTTGATTGTTGAGAGTATAAACCCCTTTTTCAGCTTTAATTACTTCAGCCTTTTCATGTAGAAAAGGACCAACTACCAATACTGGTGTTCCTACTTGTAGTTTCATATCTTAATCAGTTTGATTTTGCATTTATTATAAATAGTCAATCGCAATACCATATAGTGCATAATATAATCACTAAATCATGGAAAAGTTGAAAGTTTTAGGTATATGTGGAGCACAAGGTGCTTTGTTATACCCCCTGAAAAGACATCTTATAGGTAATGTTGAACCAAGAGCTGTGTTTCATACTCGTAAGGAAGAGCAATGGAAACTTAATTTTGGGGATATACCCTTTGTTAGGTCTATTGAACCGTTTATGAATAGTAAACCGGATATTATCTTAGGTTCTCCCTCCTGTGGACATTCTAGTGTCTTTTCATATTCCAGAAAGAAAACTTTGGGTAAACCAAAAGAAGACCCCTGTCTAAATCTGTTTGTTCAAGGTGTTAAATCCTTAAAACCTCGTATATTCCTATTAGAGAATCTACCTAAACTTATGGATCTCATACCTTTTATAGAATGGGTTGATTCTTTTCCTGATTACCATTTAATAGTTCACACACATTCAGTTAGTGTCTTCGGTAATTCTCAAGTTTCTAGAAAACGCCTTATTTTAATAGGTGTTCGTAAAGATTGTCATAAATTCAAAGCCAGTTTCAAGTCAACCTTCTCAGTTAATGATCTGTTCAAAGTTAGAGACATGAAAGATAAGATAAGGGAAGAACTGAACTTCAGGGAAGATGGAGGTAAGAAATTAGCTATGTATAAGTACTGGGATGAGTCAAAGACCACTTTAACTGTGGATGAAGTTCATAAGCTTTGGAACGGTAAGTTTTCCAAAGAATTTAAGTGGCCTATGAAGACTCAGAAGATGAAGACTCTACCGGGAGTATATAGGAATAGAGTAGATGCTTACCCCTTGACCCTAAGACCCTCGAATAGACAATTTAACCCAGAAGGTTACCCTATGGGATTGGAAGAATATAGGGTTATCATGGGTTTTCCTAAGAGATTCAAGGTGTATTATGATGATTCTAACCCTACATATTGGTTAAATAAGGGTAGAAATGCTTTATCAAAAGGGGCCGTTTATGAAGTAGGTAAGTGGTTCAAAATATGCCTATTTAGGGCCTTAGAGGCCAGTAAATGATTATAAGTATATTATTATATAATAATATAATGAAATACTGGAAATTCAGCATATCCCCCTTACGCATATATGCGCGCCTAATAATACTTACTAACTAAAGAAGTAAGTATATTATACGTGTGTATGTACATACACGTACGTAAGGAGAAATAAACTTCTAAAAGTTAAGGAAATGGATAAAACAAATAAAATCTTACTGATAGCCATAACTATACTAGCTATAGCTTTAGGAATTTGCATATACTTCCTCACTGACGTGAGGAATGTTCAGATTCCTACCGGAACTGAACAAGAGAAGCCAGATACTGTTTACTTGACTAAGTTCATACCTATTGAACCTTATAAGTATTCAAGTATAGCTCCAAAGTTTTATTTCTTCACTGAGTTAGATACAGTAGAGATAGAGAAGATAAATATAGTTCATGACACTGTCACAGTATATACTCAAGATTCTACTAAGATAAACTATAATTCTCAATTCTTTACTCAGTATACTGGTGCCAGTAAGTTAGTACAACTACTATTAGATGACGAAAGTCTATCCCTCAGCTTATTCAATACTCAGGGACAGTTATCAACTCAAGAATTCAAACTTGACTTAGATAAGTTCAAATACAATTATCAACCAGAGGGAATGACTTATACCAAAAACAACTTCTTCAAAAGATTACACCCTTTTGCTGAAATAATGGTTAGACCTATGAATTTACTCTTGGATGCCAATCTAGGAATATATCACAAGACTGGTAATTTTATTTATGAATTCGGTTTAAACGGATTCTACTACCCAAGGTTACAAAAAATACCCGGGTGGGATTTATACTTCAAACTGAGATACGATTTTTAGGTATGGCTAAACAAACAACACCAAGATCAATGACTCAGGAAGAATTGAAAACATTGTACAAGGTATCTATGGATCCTTACTACTTTGCTACATTCATCTGGGTTATCAACCCGGTTCTTGGTAGAGTACAGTTTAATCTATACGGCTATCAAAAATCGGTACTATATCAGTTCTTGAAAGAGAGGTTTAATATTATACTCAAATTCAGACAGGCTGGTCTAACAGAGCTTATATCTATGTACTGCTTATGGCTTTGTATGTACCACCCTAATAAGAAGGTTAACATCATCTCTATCAAAGATACCATTGCTAAGAAGGTGCTTAAGAAGATTAAGTTCATGTATAAAAACTTACCTTGGTACCTTCAAACACCTATTATCAATGGTAGAGCTGGAGAATTTGGTTCTGTAACTTCTATGGAATTCTGTAATGGTTCTCTAATTGAGTCAATCCCTACATCAGAACAAGCAGGACGATCTGAATCACTTTCTCTTCTAGTTATAGATGAAGCAGCTGCTGTAAGATGGGCTAACCAAATTTGGGCTGCAGCTTTCCCTACCCTATCAACCGGAGGTAGTGCTATCATTAACAGCTGTATTACTGGAGATACTGAAATTATTGGTAAGAACGGTAATTTTAGAGTAGAACAGGTCTGTCCTAAAGAATTTGGTGTACAAGACATTAGGTTTATGAATCTACATGTTTTGACTCATAAGCTCCAGTGGAAGAAAGTTTTATATGGAGTTAATAAGGGTATACTAGAAACTTGGGAACTAACAGATTCTGAAGGGGATACAATCAAATGTACTCCAGCTCACAAATTCTTAACACCAAAAGGATGGATGCCTGCTGAAAAGGTTATATCCAAGGGTTTACCTGTTATTAAATATGCTTCTGGTTTAGAAAAACTAGAAGAGCCTCCAATTACTATACCACCTACCCAGGAAATACTTAAAGAGATACCTGGATTCCCTAACTATTTAGTATCCAATCTTGGTTACATTAAACACAAAGATACAGGGGAAATAAAAGAGGGTAGTAAACACTCTGGTTACTATAGAGTTAAGCTCTGGTCTAATGGTACTAATAAAACATTTACTGTTTCTAAACTAGTAGCTGAGACTTTCATAGGACAAATACCCGAGGGGTATGTAGTAGATCATATAGATTGTAACAAAGAACATAACTATGTTACAAACCTACAGATTATACCTGTTCAGGAAAATACCCGGAGAGCTGCTAAATACTCTCGAGGTTTAGTTCTTAATACTAACACTGGAAAGGGGGCTTCTGATTTACAACTCGTTGGCTATATAAAGTGGCTATACAGTAAGGGTATGAACTTTAGTAGGATACAACGTAGAGTATTGAAGAAGTTCAAGAAGTCTGTAACTACCGAGTATATAAAAAGAATAGTAGTAAAAAAGACTCGTAACCTTAATGTGTCCTTAGCTTACTTAGAAGTAATACGTAAGTATTCAGATAATATCTACGACATTACAGTAGAGGGAGATGAGTCTTACATAACCACTTCTAATCATGTGTCTCACAACACCCCTTTGGGAGTTGGTAACTGGTATCATTCCATGTGGGTTGATGCTATATCTGGAGCTAACGGAGTAAATCCTATTCGTCTACACTGGGATATGCACCCAGATCGAGATGATCAATGGTATCAGGATATGGCTAAAGCTCTTGGTCCTAAGAGAACAGCACAAGAGATCGATGGAGACTTCCTTTCATCTGGTAACACAGTATTCGATTTAACGGATATTAAGGGTATAGAAGAGGATTTATATGATTATCCCGTACTAAAGACAAGGTTTAACGGTGCTTATAAAGAATTCTGCGAAGTAGATCCAAACAAAGAATATTTCATTGGAGCTGACTGTGCAACTGGTAGAGCAACTGACTACTCATCTTTTACAGTTATGGATGCTGCAGGAGAAGAAAATGCTATCTACAAAGGTAGGATACCTCTTGATAAGTATGCTATACTGTTAGGTAATACGGGTGAGAAGTTTAATTATGCTAAGATAGCACCGGAAACCAACGATATTGGAGCTGCTGTTACTATAGCTCTACAGACAGAAGGTTATCCAAACCTATACTATTCTCAGAAGCTGCTTAAAAAGAAAGGTAAGTCTAGACCAGAAGTAGAATTGATACCTGGTTGGCTTACTACTACTAAAAACAGGTCAGTAATCATTGAGGGTCTCGAAAAAGATATACGAGAAGGTAATATCATAGTGAAAGATCCATTCTTTGTACAAGAAGCTTATACTTTCATATATGATGGTTCTAACCGACCCGTAGCTATGGGTAAACATAAAAGAGCTTCTTCTGTGGATATAGATCTAGAAGGTGAAACTTATTCAGATGATGATATCTTCGGAAAAGCTATCACAAATCATATCAGAAAACAAATCAATAACAACGTAGGGGTACTTCCTCAATAAAATTATCAATATGGCAAAACTTTTGGACCCAAGAACTTGGTTCAAATCAAGTTCTAACCAAGCTAAGCCAGAATCTAAGAAGACGGAGGATGGAAATATCCCTCCAGGTCGAGTATCAGTACCGAATGATCCAAACGGTACTGTTTTGACGTTCTTAAAAGATCTAACTGGTTTAGTTACACCTTCTTTTAGAACAGACATAATACCTCTCATCAGGGATTTGTACAAAATAAATCCAGATGTTAGTATCGCTGTTCAGGATATGTTCAAGCTAGCTAATACTGGCCATGAAATATCTTTTCCCAATAATACGGACCAGGAAGCAGCCAAGATGAGGGAACATCTTAAGAATGTCTCAAAAACTTGGAGTAAGTATACTGCTGGTATAGATGGTCTGGTAAACAAATTCATAGTTCAAACTCTTATAGGTGGAGCTATATCAGTTGAAGCTGTACCTAGATCAGATCTTGGGGGAATTGCTACCATTGTTTTCATTAAACCTGAAGATATTATCTTCAAGAGGGAGAACAATGGAGTATATCATCCTTATCAGATCAATAAAACTCAAGTAACCAATAGTAAATCTCAGTATATCAAATTGAATACTCAGACCTATTTATATGTTGGTACTTACAATGATACTGATGAACCTTATGGAATACCTCCATTCATGCCTGGTTTGGATTCATTAAAAACTCAGCATGACCTTAGGATGAACTTCAAAAATATCATGGAGTTGATGGGTATGGTTGGATTCTTAGAAGCTTCTATGGAAAAACCTCAAAGGAAGGCTAATGAGTCTGAAACCGCTTACTTAACTCGTCTCAATGGTATATTGAGGAAGCTAAAGAAGAACATCAAAGAGGGTATGAAAGATGGAGTAGTTGTAGGGTTTAAGGATGAACATGAGTTCAAACTCAATGCTACATCAGCTTCACTTCAGAACATAGATATACCTTGGGATCAGAACCAGCAATCTGTTGCTAACGGTCTTGGTGTAAGTGGAAATATCATTGGATTAAATAATTCTAAAACTGAAGGAGGTCAGGGCATAATGCTATCTAAATTGATTTCCCAGTTAAAGAATATCCAAATGATGATAAAATATGTTTTGGAGTTTATTTATTCTCTAGAACTGCGCTTAGCTGGCTTCAATAATAAGGGTATAGAGGTAACCTTCGGAACATCCACTATTTCAGATGAGCTTAAAGTTCAACAGGGTCTTGAGTATAAGATACGTAACTTGGTAACACTTTACAATCAGGGTATCATTTCTCAGACTGATTTTGCTTGGGCTATGGGTTATACTAAACCTGATGTTAAAGAACCAAGGGTTCCAGTAGAAGTAGATGGAGCTGGAGATCATGCTCAAAAACAGAAAAGAGAAGCTGATAAAGATAAATCAGACCGTAGAGGTAGGGATAAAGAAAAAACCGTACCTAAGAGAAACGATCACAAAACTCAACCAAGATAATTATGCCACCAGAGATGATTTTTCAGGACACTATCGTCCTTAGTGCTGGACACAGCATTTTAACACCTCATCTGGGTAAGAAGATGGATGGTAATTCATTTAGTGAGAAGTTTTTTGCAGCTGCTAAAAAGGACAAGAAGTCATTAGATAGCTATGGACTTTTTGGTAGTTCTTTAGACTACAACACTTACTATCCTGATGCTACACCAGAACAATTCAATCCCGCAGAGGATGAATTTATAGAACCGGTTTATCGTATGCTTTCTAATTGCGTAGTAGCTAAACCTTATTCACCAACCGAGTTCCCAGCTGATGTACTGAAAGCAGGTATGCACTTACTTGTTGGTCAGACGGTTAACTGTGATCACTCTACTGATATAGGTAATGCTATAGGTAGTGTAGTCGAAGTATATTGGCAGGAAGCTTACACAGATGAATCTGGAGTGAACATCCCCGCAGGTATCAACGGTAAACTTAAGATTGATGCCAAAGCTAATCCAAGGATAGCTAGGGGTATCAATATGGATCCACCTTCAATCCACTCTAATTCAGTGACTATCATGTTCGAGTGGAAGCCTTCTCATAACTTTGATAGTCAGTGGGAATTCTGGGATAAACTGGGTACTTATGACAATGAGGGTAATCTTATACGTAAGATTGCAACCAGAATCATAGCCTTCAAAGAGACTTCTCTAGTTTCACATGGAGCTGATCCTTATGCTCAGCTTATCAAAGACGGTAAATTGGTAAACCCCGTTTATGCCGATAATATCTATAACTCTTTTTCTGAAGAAAAAGCAAAAGAGGTTAGGGAGAAGATCGATCATTCTAGGGCTTCGTTTATCGACTACAAGGGTTTCTCAGAAAAGGTTACAAACCACAATACCAGTGAAAATATAATTGAGGGGGTTAATTCCCAAGAGTTGGAAGACGCCCAATTAAATAACTTAAATAATCAAAACAGTATGCCTGAATTATCACAATTCATTGAGCAACTCTTCGGAGAAGGCATGCTCAGCTTAGCCGAGGGAGCTACTGCTACTACTGAGCATGCTCTTGCTGAGATCCGTAGGGTTGTATCAGAAAATGCTTCTCTTGCTGAAGCAAAGACTTCGCTTGAGACTGAGGTTACCGGACTTAAAGAGAAGGTTACCGGACTAGAAGCTGATCTTAAGGCAAATCAGAAATTTGCTGAGATTGGTACTACTTACTTCCAGGAGTTGAAAGACGCTACTATGGCTTCTTACAAGAAAACTTGTGAAGAGGGTAAAGAAGATGCTAACATCATCTCCCTCATAGAGTCAGTAGATTCTGTAAACACTATGCTCTCACTCAAGAAGACCTATGATGCTCAGCTTGAAGAAAAGTTCCCTCTTCACTGTGCAGATTGTGGATCTCACAACGTAAACAGAGCTTCTTCTGTTGAATCCGGACAGGACAACCTGAAGGATAAGACTGATGCTTCTTCAGTCACTAACACACTGTCAAACATTGCAGCTAGCAAACTTTAATAACTGAAATCAATATGCGTTTCAACGAAAACCAAGCAATGGTGAGGACGGGAAGCCCGACCCCCCAGACTGTGATTTTCAAAAGTGAATCACACAAGTTGCACCAGGCATTCCCGGTAGCAAAAGATGAATCAGGAAAGAACAAGGTCATTGTACCTGGTCAGCCAGTAATGCTTAACACAGATGGTACTATCGAAGCTTACTTCGGTACTGGTATCTATCTCGGTATAGCAGTTAATGGTAGCGAGTACCCAGTATATCCAGATGGTAACCTTGGTTCAGAGGTTACAGTTGCTGTAGAGGGTTTCATGGTAGTATACGGATCCGCTTCAGGAGAAGTTGCTCCTGGTTACGTAGCTCCAGAAAAACTCGACACAGACTCTCAGTATGTTTCTTACGAGGCTTCAGAAACAGCTACAAACTTCATCGCTATGACTGCAGCTTCAGAGGCTGGTGAACTCATTCAGGTACTCGTAAAATAATCAAAATATGGAAAACAAAATCACTGCAACCCAGCTCCTTCAGGAGTTGCCACAGGCGGTCCAGCAGCTGGATGCCTTTCGTGCTGGTAATGGTACAGACAACCAGAGGCCAGTAGATATCTCTTTCGATGAGTTCGTTAAAGAGAAATATAACTTCTCACGAGAAGACTACTTCAAGCAGCTCGGCGTGAACACCAAGGTTACTACCATGGAGAACCTGTTCACTATGCCAAATCAGAACATCCGTTGGCTGGTTCCTGAGATTATCCGTAGTGCAGTTGACCTCGGTATGAGGGAAGCCCCATTCTACCCTAATCTCATCGCTTCGGATCAGCCTATCAGTGGACTCACCGCTATCATGCCTATCGTGAACGTGGCTGATGCTGCACCGGCACGAGTTAATGAGGCCGAGACTATACCTCTCGGAGATGTTAGCTTCGGTCAGAAGTCAGTAACTCTCTTCAAGGTCGGTCGAGGATTCAAACTTACTGATGAGGTTAAGAACTACGTTTCCATTGACGTGGTATCTCTCTTCATCAAGGACTTCGGAGTTCAGCTCGGCTATGCTCTTGACAGCCTGGCCATGGACGTGCTTCAGAACGGTAATCAGAAGAATGGAGTTGAGTCTGCTCCAGTACTCGGAGTAACCTCTACAGGTGCTATCGCTTACAAGGACCTCCTCCGTATCTGGATCCGTGCTTCACGTCTTGGAAGAAACTTCAAGTCAATGATCGGAGGTGAGCAGACCGCTCTCGACATCCTTGATCTTCCTGAATTCAAGAACAAGCAGGCTGGTACAACTCAGGCTACTCTTAACCTGAAGACCCCAGTCCCTACTTCAGCTGACTTCTACATCCACCACGGAATCGATGCTAACCAGGTTATGCTGGTAGATCCTTCTGCCGCTATGATCAAGTTGACTGGTCAGCAGCTTAAGCTTGAGTCAGAGAGAATCGTATCTAACCAGACTGAAGCAGTTTACGCTACACTGGTAACCGGATTCTCAAAGATGTACAAGGATGCTGCTCTCCTCGTAGACAAGAGCATCTCTTTCGAAACAGCTGGCTTCCCAGACTACATGAAAGTAGATCCGTTCCTCGATTACTCAATCCTGGACTAATCTTCACTTAAGTTCCCAGACAAGTTAACCAGCTTGTCTGGGATTTATACTTATAATAAACCAATCTCAACAAACATACTATGGCAAAAATTTATGTAACACTGGGTAAGAAAGCTAGTTCTTTTAGAGATCAGTCCCAGAATATCACTATCCTGCCAGGTCAGGTAGTAGAACTCAATCTTTATCAGCAGAATCAGCCTAAGATTAGGGCTGCTCTCAATGGAGGTCATCTGGTAATTGTAGCCAACCCAAATCAAGCTAAAGAAGCACCTAAGGTTGTAAAGACCCCAGAAGAGCTTCATGAAGAATTCTTCGCAATGCTTGAGGTAGAGAAAGATACCAACAAGATCATTAAGTACTTCACCCTGGATCAGTTCAAGCAGATTGCTGAACTTGAGGGTATTGAGGTAGAAGATAAGGACACCAAGAAGGACATCTTCGAAGCACTTACCTCAGAAGACGACGAGGAGTAATAACCTTATAAACTCAAAAGCTCATGGTAGATTTTAAGTATACTACTAACGGGCTAGAGGTTAATTTCAAAAATCTGTCAGACGATTACCCTCTAGATCATACATGGATGTGGGACTTTGGCGACGATTCTACGTCGAATGAAGAAAGTCCTAAACATACTTACGCTGTTTCAGACTTCTACAGAGTAGTCCTTAGCGTATCAGATTCAGAGGGTAACCTCGTTGACAGAGTATCAAAACGTATATTGGTATCGGATTTAGTAAAGACACACCTAACTGATACCATATACAACCTGATTGATACCTACATACCAAGTTCTATATTTGGGGAAATTACTACTGAATTAAAGCAACAATTCATTGGCAAATGGCAGCTGTATTTGCAGCCTCTAGTGAACCATGAGATCCCTATAGAGGAATATTCTAATGAGGGATATTATGAAGCTCTAGAAAACCAGTTAATAATGGAGTTAGCTGCTTATGATTTTATGGTAGTAAGGGCTAACCAAATGATATCGGCGGCTTCAGCTAAAGTCCTGGAGGATAATTCATCATCTTCAGGTGGCGAATCTCAAGTAGTAGCTGGCGGTCAGGGGTCAATCAAAAAAATCACTACGGGTCCTACTGAAGTTGAGTATTTTGATATAGGTAGTGAAGATAACGAGACGATAAGCGGTGTAACTAAGGCGATGCAACCTGGAGGAATTCTCGATACCCTCCGTAATAATATATGTATGCTAGCTGAAAGACTCGATATATATCTCCCAATCTGTAGAGATACTTCTACAACTTCAGTAGTTCCTCAAGTGGTAAACAGAAGAATACCAAGAGGACTTGATGGACCTAATCCTCCTGTTCTCGTTAAGAAGTAACATTATGCCAAGGAAAAGTAGAGTCTCCCAAGTAGACTGGGATAAGTATAAACAAATAATAGAAGACTTCATAGATGAAGATGCTGGTAAACAGCCCTTCTTATGGTTGAAAAAAATCAACCTTATGTCTTCATACGGGGAAGACTCTTCTCCTGGCTATATTCCTATAACTCTACAGGGTTTATTTCATTATAACTATGTAAAAACTTGGCCTAGTGCTAGAGCTTCAACGGCAGGTGAATTAGAGAATGGTAACTTAGTTCTCTATATTTCTGCCAGGGCCATAGAAGAAGCTGGGTACATGGATCAAATGGGTTATTGGGATTTCAATCAATCAGAAGACAGATTCATACTAAATGGTAAGGTTTATAAACCAGGAGGAGATACTCAAGTAGCTCAGGCTAAGGATAAAGCCTTACTATTTTTCATCATATTGCAGAGAGAAGATTTGGAAGAATCCGAAAAACTAGTAAAACAGTTTGAGATGGACATTCTTGGACTAGGAGGAGGATTATAGGAGAAACCTTTAAGATATTCTAGAGATGGTAAATACGTCAATAAACATACCTTGGAATGATGGTTCTGGAGAAGATTTAACTCTAACTATACAGGAAAATTCTTCAGGAGAAATAGATATATCTTTAGATTCTCCTACTAACCTAACAAGTAAAATCAGGAGTAAAAAGATTACTTTCAAAGATACCACTAGGTATAAGCCCCTTGATTTTGAGCTAGAGATACAACAGTTGGCTGAGGGTATTGGGGTTATGGAAATAGGTTCAACTTTTATAATACGATAGTGACATGTCTAAATTAACTAAAGAGGAACTCAAGCAAAAGTTTCAAACGGGGGATAAACCTACAGAAAAAGACTTCAGTGATCTCATAGATAATCTGTCATCACCTCTAGTAGAGGGTGATGAACCTAGTTCAGCCGTTTTAGAGGGTGAATATCAGGGTGTAAAGAATCGGGCCTTATCCAAGACTGCTATGGCTGTCGGAGCTGGTACTATGGCTGGTTTAAAAGGTTGGTATTATAGTAAAATAGACTTTACCTCTAATCAAATCACTCTATCTGAAGTTCAACCAAGGCTTTCATTTGGAAACCTCGTTGGAGGTAAATGGTCTCTTGGAACTCCAGATATAAATGTAGGTGATAAGATTTCTATAGTTAATGACGCAAAATACAGTTATTGCGGAGAGGTAAAATCTATATCAGGTGGGGTTATTACTCTTAAAGAAGCTTTACCATTTACTTCATTATCCACCTCAATACTGGTTACCAATATAGATGACTGGTCTATATTTCTTCCAGACAGGCCAGAAGCGGGAATAATAGATTTTGGTGGAGGAGCTTTTTCTGAAGGAGGTCAATCTAAAGCTTCTAATATATGTGCTCATGCTGAAGGGTTAGAAACTCATGCTTATGGTCAATATGCTCATGCAGAGGGTAGGGGTACTAGAGCAAGTTATGCAGCTCATGCAGAAGGTAGAGATACAGTAGCAAGTGGTTCAAGATCACATGCTGAAGGCGGTAATAGTGTAGCCTTTGGTAATTATTCCCATGCTGAGGGTAAAGGTGAAAATACCCTAGTATACTTATCTGGTAATAAAGAAGATCTTATAGAAGTATGGAAAAAATCCACCAAGAATCACCATATAGCTGCAGCTAATCAATCCCATGTAGAGGGTGAGAACTGTTTATCAGCAGGCTGGTCTTCTCATGCAGAGGGTAGAAAAACTGCAGTTGTTGGTAATTATTCCCATGCTGAGGGTGTAGAAACCTATGTTTCCGGTGAGGGTGCTCATGCAGAGGGTAATAAAGGTATGGCTATAGGTAAAAATTCTCACATAGAGGGTACTGGTGATAAAGATTTTACATCTTCTGGTACAACTTTAGAAGAGTGGGAAACTAATCAAAATTTCCATGCCGCTATAGGTAATCAATCTCATGCAGAGGGAGGTAATAATATAGCTATAGGTAATCAATCTCATGTAGAGGGTTGGAAAACTTGTGCTAAGGGGAATCACTCTCATGCAGAGGGAACTCAAACTAAAGCTCTTAATGCAGATGAACATGCTTGTGGTAGATATAATAATTCAGTAGAGTCCACTGATAATGCTAAAGCTACTGCTTTTTCTGTTGGAGTTGGTACTTCTAAAACTAGTCGTAAGAATGGTTTAGAAGTCAAGAAAAATGGAGATGTCTATATACTGGGTATAAATCAATCACTGCAGGCTTATCTAGAAGAGTTAGAATCCAGAATCTCAGCTTTAGAATAAACTCACAAATTCCTTAGAATTATGAAAATACAGGGTAAAACTATAAAATGCTTAGTATCTGAAGAGGGTATGCTTTTAACCCAGTCTGGTGAAGTCAACCCAGAGGATAGAATCTTTAGTTCAAAGATCTATGGGGAGGACACCAATAGCTGGGTAGAATGGAGTAAGGAGGAGGTAGATACTTTCATAAAAGAAAGAAAGAAATAGAGCTTCAGAAGGAGTGGAAGACACAGAACCAAAAGAAGAGGAGGAATAATATGAAAAGAAATTACGAAACTGAGTATTCGCCACTAAAAGAATCAGATGAGTGGTAAAAATTGAAAGTAGGTGCGCACTACATATACAACAATCACAAACTTATTACAATCATGTTTAATCTTCTAAAACCAAAGAATTATGGGAGCAGAAGTATCTGAGGTAATCCTCGCTGACCGTGGCAGATACTGCCATGATGGTTATTATGGTCCTTACGGAGGCTGGAACGGCTGTGGAAACGGCTGGGGCGGTAACTGTGGAGGCTGGGGTGCTGCTGGTGGAGCCATCGTAGGTGGCGGTATCGGTGCAGCTGCAGTTTCTATTTGGGACAAGGTGAATGACACCAAAGCAACAGTTGAGTCAGTTAAGGCAACTGTTAAGGATGCTGAAGCTGGTATCTACAAGGACATGGCCCGTACCGCTGAAGGTACCAATGCCCGTGTTGATGGTACCGCTAAAGAAGTCCTCAACAATCGCTTCACTACTGAAAGAGGTCTCTGCGATCTTGGCTACAAGATCAACAGTGACATCCGTGACTCAAGAGATGCTACCGGAGCTCAGTTCAATGATGTTATGGGCCGTCTCTTCCAGATGAGTTCTGATAACGCTGCTTGCTGCTGCGAACTCAAGAACCTCATCCGTGAGACTAAGGCAGACATCGAACTTCAGGCAGAACGCAACTTCTGTGAGCTTAAGAGAGGTCAGGATCAGCTTGCTTGCTTGATCAAGGACACTGCTAAGGATCAGGAGATTGCTCGTCTCAACCGCGAACTCGAAGCTAGAGAAAGCAGAGAGCTGAATCAGAAGCTTAACTTCCTCATCCAGAGAGAGGTTGGCGGTACTGGTACAGCCGCTGCTGCAGCAGCTCAGTAAACCTCCATTCTTGGGAAGAGGGTACTCTTATGGGTACCCTCCTCCCTTTTTAAGTATTAAGCTATGCCAGAGTATAAAATTCAATTAACTTTACCTGCACCTTCACCAGAAGCGGCTAAACAGGTAGCAAATGAAGCTCAAGCCTTGATAGATCAATTTGGAGGGGAAACTTTCCTCAGAGTTTGTGCTTTCATCAAGAAGAATCCACAGGCTGTACAGATGGCCTTAACCATGATATAATATGAAATTCTCAGACGTTAGACAGGGAGATAGTCTCCTTACACTGGAACAAGATCGTAGGTCTCAGTTTCCTATTTTTGATATAGCTAAGGTACAAAAGATATCTAACCCTGGCTATCAGAGAATGGGTAATGATGGTGGGATGGTACAAGTAGTAACTATGACCATCTCAGATTCAACGGGTACTTTCAATGTTGTAGTACCACTGGACGGGGAGGATACCATCTTCGATAAGATTTATATTACTCCTAATCCACAACTCATAAGACAAGAAATATGGGTTCAGAAATCAAGAGCTCAACAGATACTGTCAAACATAGACAGGTATAAGGCTATTGATACTGAATGCGATAAGATATTGGCAAGGCTTGAACCTAATCAGCCTCAGCAAGCTCAGGAGTTTACTAATCAAGTAACTGCAGATCTTACTCAGAAAGTAGAAGCTCAGGGTAAAATGATAGAGAAGATCTATAATGCTCTATTTACCGAATCTAAAGAACAAGCACAATCATGATAAGACGTTACCTAGTTATCAGACATCATCATGAAACTTCTAAAGAAGTTCACCATGAGCACCATTCTTCATCCTTAACTCATGAACCTGCTCATACAGGTAAAGAGACTTTGAAGGAGAAGATAAAACACATCCATGAGACTAAAGGTATACCTTTTGAGTTCTTTGCAAACGAACTCATGGAATATGAGCCTTTCATCAAATACCTTCAGGAGAACGGGTCTCACTTCAGTAATGATCTAGCTGACTACGTGGATGATACACCTAAGAAAGGTGCTTTCATGAGTACTGAACAGGTAAGTTTAGCTATGGCTAGTTCTTCCATGAAGTTACCTAAAGATATAACCTTGGGAGACTTCACCTATCTGGTAAACTCAGAATATCATTCTCATCCAGATGCTATAGCTAAGGCTATGGAAAAAGTTAAACACCAACCCTACCCAGGATTCATCTTCAACCGTTGGTTGGCTGATCACATAGGTATGGGTAAGAAAATACCTTGGGAGATTTTCGTATGAGTATAGTAATAAATGCTAAACTGAAAGTACCTTGGGGGTCTGATGATTCTGACTACTTTACTCTAGATTTCGCAAGATTTGCTGAGGGTATCATAAAAGTGGAATCTACTCCTAATACCTCTTCAGTTAGTAGAGTCAAGGTAATCAAACTTCAAGGAGATACTCCTACGGTAGCTGAGGAAGGCCAGGGTATCCAAGCTGAAGCCGTCATCAAAGTTTTACAGAAACCTTCTGCAGATGCTACAGCTTCTGTAGAGATATAAATCTGAATATCATGCCTACTTTTAGAGATATAAATCAGTTTAATGCCGTAGCTGATACTGAGGTTAACCCAGATTGGACTTTGCAAGTATCCGCTACTCAGAGGGTTACTCTAAAACAGATAGCGGCATTGGCTGTATCAAAAGGAGATACTACAAAACTAGATGGGTATTCACTAAGTAGTGATGCTAATAAGAAATCATTAACTTCTACTACTACTATAACGGATGCTTTTGAGAAGCTAATGCAGATGTTAGGTGGAGGTTATAATGATGGTTATAGTAAGCTACAGGTGATATCTAAGAAGTCAACCTACTTGTACCACATACTTAGGTTGATGGAAACGGTAAGTGATAAAAACTTGGACCTCATTAGTGACCCCGTAAATCAGGTTTTTGGCTTACTGTTCAATAATACAGGAGTTGATCCAACTACAGCATTAACTTCAGCCTTCAAGTTCAAGGCCGTACCTTGGTCTTCAATTTCTTCTGGTAAAGATCTTGGACCTAATCAGATACATAGTGCAGGCAGTACCGTAGCAGTAGCTCTTACAAAAGCCAGTTGGGATGCGGTAAACATAGGCTCTTCAGTTGTAGTAGTAGCTTCTGGTACTTCTAAAACACTATCCTCTATAGTTACTACCCTGGTAGCCAATGTAAAAGGTAGTTATCAAGTATACACTCCAACCTCTGATCAGTATGATCTTTTGGATACTTCAACAAATGCTCATATCATCTTAGTACAGAAACTAGGTACTTATATCTTTGTAACTGTATCACCAATGGTTAAAGCTTAAATTATGGCACGTAGAATAAATATCAACTTACCTAATCCCAATAAACTTATTCAGATACATACTACTGGACAATGGGAACAGGTAATAGCTGGTATGGAAGCTGCAGGTCAAGAAGTTCTAAAGGGTTATGATGAGGGGGTTAGAGAGTATGGAGAACTAGTGATAAAGCTAGTAAGAGATGCCATTCGTTCAGGTTCACCACCAGGAGGGGGTCATTGGGAACCTCTCTCCGAACATTATCAGAAGAAAACTAGGAAACATACACCCTATGACTTAACGGGTCAGTATTATGCTTCAGTTGGAGTATACTCTAATCGTAAGAGAACTTGGGTTGGTATGCCATATAACACCCGATACCGAGGTCAAGATACTAGACTAACTCTTAATCAAATAGCTAAGATCTTGGAATTTGGTAGAGGTGGGGGAGCTGGTAGTAATTATATTGAGGGAGAAGATGAAGAAGATGACGCAATGGATGCTGCTACTTCTTACATGCCCGCTAGACCATTATGGGCACCCGCTTTTCATGTAGCTGGTGGTCAAGCTGGAATACGAGCTATACTTCTAAAGAATATTCGAAGAAGGTTAGCTTATGCTTTCGGTTTAACTAACAACCAGGTAAGAATAACTGGACGTACAACTTATGGAGATAAGAAACTCAGATGATAAACTCTCAAGAAATAATAGAACGGTCTGTATATCAGGCTCTTCTTGATGTGGCTGTAGCTCTGGGTTACACTCTTGACCCAGAAAAATACTTACCAGCCTCAGCTGAAATGGAAAAGAAATTCCATTCAGATATGAAAGGTCTTAAGAAGTTCATAGCTTTATATGGTACAGGTAATGCCGAAGCTAAGGGTTCAAAGATAACTCCTCGTATAGTAGTTAATGCTAGAGGTTTCTACCCTGGATCAATCGGTATGCCTAAACAGCTAATAGAAAAAGCTGGTATAGGATATATGGCTTATGAACAACCCTATGAGACCATCGACCAACAGATAGACGTTCATCTGGTAGCTGGTAACCAAGAAGACCTTAGGTTACTACATCAGATAATGTTCTGGGCATTACCCCAGAGAGGTTATATCAAACCTTATACGGAAAAGAAACCTCTCTTCTCAGGTAATATCTTTATAGAGGTTACCAATTTTTATGATTCTCCAAATAATACTTTGGGAATATTAGAAAAGGTATATCAATATGCAATCCAGGACTGCCTCCTAGAGACTAATACTCCTGGTACTGAGATAACCCCTATAAAGAATATAGAAGTTCTAGCAAGCGAGTTTGGATATAACCTTTCGGAAATATCTCTCGATATAGAAAAACACTCAAAATAACTAAAGTTAAACAATTATGCCTAACACACCAAGCGTAAATTTTAACTTCGTCAACAACAATGCACAGGCAAGCACACCACAGTTGGGTGTTTCCCATGTAATTGCCCGTACAACTAAAGGCCCTTTCAATCGGCCAGACGAAGTTCTATCTACTTACCCACAGTTTCAGGCTATCTATGGCGAGGAGATTGTACCAGATGGTACTATATCCAACATCAAGAAAGCTTTCGAACTTGGTTCTAAGCTGAGAATTTCCAGAGTAGCTGGTGGAACTAATCCTTCCTATGGTTATGCTGGAGCTTACTCTTCAGGGTCAGCTGAAGCTGCTACAGTTAACATGACCTTTACTCTTAAGAACCCGGCTAATGCAGAAGAGTCTATCATTGCTAAGCTGGCTTTCAGAACTAAAGAGCAGGGAAGTGCTATCGTAGATCCTTCAGCTTATGGTCTTAACAAAGACTTCTATCTGAAACTGGCTTTGGCTAAATCAGCTAAGACTTACATCACCCTTACTCAGGCCAAGGCTATGAGTGAAAGTGGAGAGGTAAACAATGACCAGATACTCGACTCAAGAACAGTCATCAGCTATGGTACTGATTTCGTTGATGTAGCAACTTTCAGAGACTTCATCAACAACGTTCCAAACCTTGAAGTAGAGGTGATGGATATCATATTCGCACCAGTAGCTCCAGAACTGGCTAACCGTTACAAAGCAAACGGGGCTCAGGGAGTTATCTCTCTTCTTCAGGACTATGAGAATTGGTCACTCACAGTAGCCGGAGCTTCTTCTGCTCTTACTGCTGAAGCACCTGGTCTCTTCGTTATTAACGAGGGAAATAACGGTGGAGCTTCAACAGTGGAAACTTGGGAAGAGGCTTACGATGCTATGGCTTCATACGATGATGCTTATGCAGTAGGACTTTCACACGTACATCAGCACATAGCTGACTACACTGAAGTCTACAAAGCAGTAGCTGATAAGATGATCCATACTTGGGATGCCGAACTCTACGTAGAAGTTCCTAAGAACAATGCAGACGGTACTGCAAGAACTGAAGCTGAAATGAAGTCTGCACTTGAGACTATGGTAAACACCATAGGTCAGAACAAAGCTATCTGCTACTTCGGAGGTGGAATCAAGTACTACGACGAAGCCGGAGTTATTCGTAACTGCGACGTCCTTGGTACTGTTCTTGGTCTCGGGGATATAGCTGCTTCTAACTATGGACCTTGGTATTCATTTGCAGGAATGAACAGAGGTATCGTAGCTTCAGCTCTTGGTTCAGTAATGCCAAATCTCGGAGCTTCAAGTAAGAAGAACGTTCTTCAGGGCTTTGCAGAGTGGTATATGAACCTGTTCGTAATCAAGGACACTAGGTTCTATGGTAAGAGATGTATGCTTTGGCATTCATTCACTTCTCATCCTAAGAGTGACTCTTATAAGTTCCTCTCAGTAGCTAGACTTAACCTCTATGTTAAGAAGCAGCTCAAGCCTATACTTGAAAGCTACATAGAGGAACCAAACATCTGGACTACCTGGAAGAACATCTACTACGAAGTCAAAGATATCTTCACTGATCTGGTAGATCGTAGGGGTATCTCAGAATGGACTTGGATCGGAGACCAGGATGCTCAGTCTTACTCAGACCTTTCTATCAACACCGAAGCTGATGTAAGGGCCGGTAAGTACCACGCTCAGGTAAAATTCAAGGACATCGTTACTATGCAGGAGATCACGATGGACATCATCACTGATGCTTCTACAGGTTCAATCGAAATCAATCTGTAAAACTACAAAGACATGGGAGCTAAGATAAAGAATCCAAGGAAGAAATTCCTTTGGCAGATTACATTTACAAAACATCCGGTAAACTCTTATCTTTTCCAGTCAGTACAGATCCCTGAAGTTTCAGTGGAGGTTGTAGAACATGGCGATATCAATCGCAGTGTTAAGACTGGTGGTAGGGTTACCGTAGGAAACTTGGTATGCTCTAAACTGGAAACCACATCTGGATCAGATACTTGGTTTTGGGACTGGCTCTCTTCTGTACAGGATATGATCCTGGGAGGAGGTCTTACTCCATCCGAGTATTGGGAGACAATACGAATCGATGAACTGGCAGAGGACGGAGTATCTATCCTCAACAGCTGGACCTGCGAAGAGTGCTTCCCTGCTACAGTTAATGGCCAGGAACTTGACAGAATGAGTTCAGATAACACCCTCGAGGAGATCGAATTCGCTGTCGGTACTTGCAACAAACTCTAATATGCAAGGGAGGAGGCTTCACCAGTCTTCTCCCTTTCATTGTTTTATAAACCAACAAACTCAACTACACAATGGAACAATTTAATCACAGAACTTACACCTTCATGACCCCATCTGGTTATGAGGTAACTATCAGAGAACAGAATGGAGAGGATGATGATATCCTTTCAAATCCCGTAGAGGCTCAGAACATGATGAACCTTTCAAGGTTTATAGCCGGTATCATCGTAAGCTGTACCTACAACGAAAGAGGGAAACTTACACCAGCTGAAGCTCATGAACTTCCTGCCCTTGACAGGTACTGTATCCTTTTCAACTCAAGGAAATTCTCACTGGGAGATACTGTAGACTTCATCTATGACTGGGGTGCTGATAATGGAGGGAAACAGGAATATTCACAGGAGTTGGATGAGTTCCTGTTTGACTACTCAAAGGTGCCCACAGAGGAAGATATTGTAGCTAAGCCTAATGCTATACCATACTATCCAATGGGCAATCAGTTCAAGGATATTACCTTTGAAATTTCAACGGGTAAAAAATTCAAGTTTGATTTGCTCAATGCAAGGGCAGAATCATACATTCTAGAGCTTTCCCCAGAACAAAGGACCAAGAACAAGGAATTGATTGCTAGGAACCTTATGCTTGAAGTAGACGGCAAATGGGACAAGGTAACCAACTTCCGTATGTTCTCAGTAAAAGAGATGAGGGAAATCAGAGCTGAAGTTCTGGGTAACGACCCAGTATTCATGGGTATCACTTCGATTGAGAATCCAAAAGTTCCAGGAATGACCACAGAGATCAGTATCGTAGCTCTCAAGGATTTTTTCTATCCCGGGGAGATGTAGATCTGGAACGAGACTTCATATACGTTACAAGGGCCGAGATAAACATAGATTACTCGGCCTTTACTCATCTTCCCTCAAGAAGGAGACTTAAGCTCATGGACTATGCCCATGACTACTATGAAGATTTGAAAAAAGCTAAAAAGAAGAAGTAATTATGCCAGCATATACTAGTGGTATCCCCAAGTCTGGTATGCTAGAAGTCGGAATCGCTCTGGTATTACACGATAAGTTTACAACGGGGATGGACCAAGCTTCTAAGGAAGTTAAAAGGTTATATCAAGATGCTAAGCAGGGAGTGATGGCAAACCTGAATGCAGCTGTATCTGTAGGAGAAATGGGAGAGAATTTCTTTGGAGGTATGGTATCTGCTATAAGTGAAGCCACCCAAGAAGCTGTACAGTACCTTGATACCATGACTTCTATATCAGCTATCACGGAAGCTACAGTGGCTCAAACTGAAGCTTTGCAAAAGACAGCTAGAAGAGTCGGATTTGAATCCATCTTCTCTATCCCAGAAGTAGCTTCAGGTATGAAATACTTGGCTATGGCCGGTTCATCAGCAGAAGAGATTCAAGCTATGATTGGGGCTGCCACTAATGTGGCTGGTGCTACTGGACTCCAGCTTGGAGGAAAAGGAGGTGCAGCTGACGTTATCACAAACGTTATGCGTACTTTCCAAGCAGATATGCTATCAGCAGCCGATGCTGGAGATATCATGACTAAAGCTACCCTGAGATCTAATATGAGTATGGCCGATATGGCTGCTTCTATTAGGTATGCTTCAGCCGATGTTACTAACCTTGGCTATACTCTACAAGAAACTTCAGCTATGATCGGAACTCTAGGTAACATGGGTATCCAGGGTTCAATGGCTGGTACTGCTTTGGCTAATATGGCAAGATACTTAAGTAAGTCGGTATCTGATCCAGCTTATAAGGGAGCTAAGGCTTTGGAAAGTATAGGACTTAGTGCTAAAGACTTGACTGATGCTAAGGGAGACCTTCTATCTATAGATGTAATACTTGAGAAGATTAAAAATGCTACTCGTGGTATGTCTTCTACGGATAGATCTAACATCTATACTCAGATATTTGGAGTCAGGGGTAATCGTGCTGCTACTGCTCTTACTAGAGACCTCGAGGGTTATAGGGACCTTCTCAAAGAAGTAACTAACTCAGCAGGATATGCTTCACAGATCATGGAGAAACGTATGAATACCCTCTTCGGTATAGTCGAGAGGTTCAATGAGTCCATGACTAACCTTAAGACCATCTGGGTACAGTCAATGGAACCTATCTTAGGGCCTATACTTAAAGCAGCTACTAAATGGTTACAGGGTCTTGGTGCTATAATGGAAAGTAAAGTATTCGGTCCTGTTATTGGCTTCTTTAGTGTAGGTATTCCCCTTGTAGGAAGATTTATATCGACGCTAGTGAAGTGGAGGGCAATGTTCCTTTTAGTAACCAGAACAGATACTCTGGTAACCCTCAAAAATGTATGGGCTGCTCTTACTGGAGGTTGGTCTGCTGCAACCGCAAATGCTAACACTTACCTAGCTTCACTTAGGGCTATTCAAACACAACATGCGGTATTAGCCGGTCAAGCTGCTACCATAGCTGCAGCTAATGCTGCTGGTGCTACCTCAGTAGTAATGAACAGAGGAGGTATCCATTATAAGGGTACGCCTACTAAGAATGGTAAAGGACGTCACCTTTTCTATACAATAGATCCAACTACGGGTAGGAACAAATTCCTTAGTCCGAATGATCCAAAGGTTCAAAGGCGTTATGCAGATGTAATTAAAGGGGCTGGTATAGCAGCGGCAACTAATCTAACAAGGGGTGCTAAGGTAGCTACTGCAGTTACTAAAGTGGGAGCTGGATTAGCTAATGTTGGTAGGGGGTTGATGACTATGATGGGAGGACCTTGGGGATTGGCTTTAACTGCTTTATCAATCGGAGTTCCTTACCTTGTAGGAGCTATCCGAGATAGGAATCAAGTAGAGAAAGCTAACCAGGAAGCTCTCAAAGCTCAGAAAGAGGCTATAGACTGGAACACCAAAGCTCTTGGTACACTGGCTGCTAAATATGATACGGCTGAAGATGCTGAAGCCGCTGGTAAGACTCTAACCTTAGATCAGGAGATAAGGGCTTTGAATAATTCTATTGGTATGTGGGCTGAAGCTTTAGCTACTGGTGACTATAAGACTTTACACCTTGCTATCACTATGCCTGATGGTAAAACAGTTAAGACTATAGACTTTGATAAGTATAACCGAGATCAGAATCTCGCTTTAGGAACTAAGTAATTATGGCTATAAAACACGCTGAATCCCATAGGGGAATAAACGGTTGGTTCAATAGGAGTGCTAAGAGGTGGAAAGATCCTGGAGATAAATCTCCAGCTGATTGGATAAACAACCCAATAGGTATAGTCGGGGGAGTAGTAGATGCTGGCTTAAAAGAGGTTTTGAATCCCGATACTTATACTGAGGGTACTCCTTTAGAGGGAGTTAGTCTTATGGGGTTGAATAAACTCTGGAGAGCTAAACTTCTTATCAATCGAGTTACCTCCAACAAAGAGAAAGACGGTACGGCCTTCAAGGCTTTACAGAAGGTGAATGATGTAATAAACCTGCATACTACTCAAACTCAATCCCTAGCTGAGCAGGCTAGTACCCTTAAAGACCATAACACTACTCGTAGGTTAGTAGGTCAAACCGGAATTCCTCTAGAAGCTGTCAAAACTCCTAAGCCAGGTATGGAGGGTGATACTAATTTTGATACTGCTCAATCTTTGGCTGATCAAAAGAATCATCATACTACTCGTACCGAATCAACAGCTCAATCAACAGCTCCTTCTATGGGGGATGGTAATAACCCAATTACACTTAGGAGACAGGTACAGAGAGGGGGTTTAAATACACGGGAAGAAGTCAAGACAGAAGAGTACAAGGGTAGGACTGTGGGAGAGAATATGACCTCTCTCAATGAAAAGAAACAGAAAGCTCATGTTTCTCAATCTGGTAACTCCATCATTATAGTGTCACCTTTCACTTCACCTTATCAAGCCTTGAAACTTCAGTGTAGGCCTGATGAGATTCAAGTAACCCCTCAGAGTACTTGGGCAGCAGTAGCTTCAATGGGAAGAAACAACCCTTTCAGGATGTATACGGGTGGAGAAGATACTATTCAGTTTGACATATGTTGGTACTGTAACGATCCTAACAATAGGGGTGAAGTAGTTACCAAATGTAGGTTACTGGAATCATGGAGTAAAGCTAATGGTTACATGGCTGCCCCTCCAGTACTACAATTGTTATGGGGTCAAAGTAATATATACAAGGATGACTTCTTTATACTAGAGTCGGCTTCCTATAAACTATCTCACTTCCAGAATATGGCTAAGCGAGATGTAGAACCCAATTCAGGACAAGAAGCTTTCATTAACTTGGGGCTTTATCCTAATCAAGCTACTCAAACCCTGGTATTCAAAAGGGTATCCAGTGTTAACCGTACTTGGGAGAACATAGTACCAATAGCTGATCTAAAGAAAACTCAGGGAATAGCAATATCTGAATAACTATGGCTTACGATCCTTACAACATAAAAGGCTGTGTAACAGTTGAATTCGATGATGGTGATATCATTATCGAAAGACAAGCCTTAGACTTAAATAATTCAGGGCAAAAATTCAGAGGACAACACTCGGTTTTAGAGGGAGAAACCCTAGCTAGTATTGCCTATCAATACTATGGAGATTCTGGTTACTGGGTACTCATAGCTGATGTAAACAGTATATATGAACCTATCAATGATCTGAAACCCGGTATGTTACTCTTAATACCTTAACATCATGGCAGAAGCTGTTAAAAGCAAAGCGGGCTATACTCCACAAGAGGATAGCCCTGCTACTCTGTTCCACGGTACAGGAACACCTTACTTGGCTATATTCAATGGTGCAGGTAAACCAATAATGTGCCAGAAGAACAATCTACCTATTGGTACTTTTGTTAAAAGCTTTGAGTATGTATACAAGGAGGATGAAGAGGATAGTGGAGAATTGATGATAGAGACCGATAACCCTAACCTCCTTGATCATGAAGATCTTCAGTACTACTCTGAGCTACTGCTTCAATGGGGGTACATATTCTCAGATACGTCTTTCTTAGTTGGTAACCCACGAAAGGTTATCATCATAGGAAACTCGGCTGAGTTTACCTCTAATGGTACAACTATAAATATAAAGTTTGCAGATGTAGGTATACTTTTGAAGACGGTACCAGCAAATTACTACAACAATATGGGAGGTTTTGAAGATTATATAAAAGACCTTCTAGAAGGAGAATTTGTGGGTGAAACTAAGATGGTTGATTATTCCAACGTAGAATCAAAGCTTATACCTTTGGTAGCTGAAAGAGTAGTTGATAATGATACAGTAGTATTTACTCAAGGTCACTCAGGTGAATTACCAAAGAGTTATGTAGCACCTACTTCTTCTTACCCTGTAGTATATGAGTCTTTACAAGTACCCAATCAGAGTGTACCAAATCAGGTAGGAGTAACCCTTTTACAGTATGATGCTAAGACTCGTCAACTTACTCAAAACTTTCCAGATAAGTATCGTCAAGTTTGGGTAAAAGCCTTAGAAGCTAATACTTTGATGGTTAATGGTATAGCTAAGAATAAATATCAGCAGATCAAAGAATGGACTAAGACTATAGACAATGGACCATGGTCCATGGATTTCAGGGATGGTAAATTAACTATCCACAATAGAGCTATAGGTAGGCCTATCTATAAGGTCTATACTTATATGGGAGGTAACGGTGAACTACTTAATTTCAAGGTAGATTCTGAGTATGTAAAGTCTTCTGTAGAGGTATCTAAGTCTGTTAGTCTCAACCCCGATGATAAGTCTATCAGTACCAAAGTAGTTCAGGGTATAAACAACCCTCTAGTTGGAAATATAGACGGTTATATAGCTTGGCAACAGGGTTACTTATATCAAGGACCCGACTTTCAGGGAGGTTCTGGGGATACTGGTATAAATCATGCTTCCAATAACCGAGGTGGTAACCAAACTCAGCCTTCATTTATAGGTGACACCCGACACCTTAATCCGGATGGTACACCTATGTCAATGATGCAGAGACACTCAGAGTTCTTCTATCAGGATACTACTCCTGGTACTAGAGTGAACAGTAAGAAGGAGTTTGCTAATGTATCAGAAGCTAAGAAGCAAATACAGAATAATTGGGTAAGCTATGTAACTCAAGAAGACATCAATAACTGGTTCTCTTCATTTAAGGGGAAGTTTGATAATTGGATTAAAGCTGATAATATAGGAGATTCTATACATGAGCTTCAGGATATACCAAATTATGTTCTTAAAATGAGGGTAAAACTCCAGAGACAAGAAATTCCAGATATGATAGCAGCTGGAACTTGGATGTTACAATCCGGCAAAACTACAGAAGAGTTAAAGGCTTTGATTTCTTCTGATGGGTTTGATTGGAATAACACCATGAAAGAGAGATCTCATGCGAGTCCTTCTAAATTTATGAAAGCTCATAGTTATAAGTCTTCAGATGCGGTTAAGAAGGTACAAGAGGTTATAACTTATATGGGGGGTAACGTAAGTTATCAAGAAGAGTTAGTAGATGATAAGACTAATATAAAAGGAGTAGTAGTTAATTCTAAAACCCGTAGGTTGAAAGGTACAGCTTCTTATGAAGTAGAAATAGAAATCCCTATTGCTGGAATAAGGTTGTTAGCTGACCCTAGCATCATGGGTGCTGTATCTTCAATGGGTGCCGATATTGAGGAGACTATCACTAATCAAATGACTGCTTCTGGTACCATGGTGGGTGACCCTCTTATTGAGTCTGGGTTCAACATGCAGATACAGAATGTATCTAATAGATATTCAGGTATATGGTATACTAAACAGGTTATTCACAGATTAACCCCTGAAAGTGGGTATATATGTGATGTCGAGTTTGTACAGAGGGCTGTACCCGTGTCTCAAAGAATCATTGAATCCGATTGGGCTCATTCTAGCTTTGGTAAGAATATCCATGAAGCTGCTAAGAATTCCTTAGTAAAAGGTGACTGGCAGAAGAAAGATAGAACTATACAGGAGACCAAAGCTAAATTCCAAGAACTTGGCCATTCAATAAACATCACTCAATACGATAACGTAGGAGTAAACGTTAAAGCTACATCAGATAAGGTTAGGGTGGATAAGTATGATAAGGTATCTAGTGCTAACTCCTATACTCCTCAGCCAGATAACTATGTTGAGGTTGTACCAGAACAATAAACACAAGACTTAAAATTGCAAAATATATGGGGCCATTAGAGATATTGCATAATCAAGGAATGGAGGGTCTTGGTAGATATTATGGAACCTACCGAGCTGTAGTTCTTGATAATGTGGATAAAACCAATACGGGTAAGATACTCATTGCCATACCTCACATACAAACTGGAATTCAAGTTTGGGCCTCCCCTAAATCTATTGGAGGAGGTCTAAGCTATGGATTCAAGTACCTTACTCCTCCTAAGGGTGAGTTTGTATGGGTAGAATTCGAATATGGTGATCCTGCTAGACCAGTATGGAGTTATCATCCTTGGGCTAGAGGGGAAATGCCTCCTGAATTACAGTCCCCCGATGTCATAGGTCTAGTTACACCCAAAGGACACTATATTACTCTCAATGAAGCAGCTGAAGAAGATGAAGACATACTTACTATCCAACTGGAAGAAGGTATATCTATCAAGGCTGGTTTAGAGAAGTTTTCTTTAGAAATACCAGAGGGTGTAACTGTGGTTTATTCCAAAGAAGAGGGTACCAAGATTGCTATCCAAGATGGTTCCACTTTGGAAATAACCAAAGATGAGATCTTGTTCAATGGAGGTGATAATAAGGGTTTAGTTAAACTAGATGAACTGAAAGATAATCTGAAGCAATTACAGGATTACGTTAAGAAGTTAACTACAGAAACTGCTACTGCTTTAGCTCCTTTAGCTGCTTTAGATGGTGGAGCAAGTGTTACCAAGTTTAATGCAAACATGGCTACTCAGATTATATCTTTCAAGGATATGGAAAACACTAAAGTAAAACATTAAAGACATGGCAAGTCCGATTATATCTAAAATAGGTACTGGAGTAACTTTCCCTATCCAGATAACCACTCCAAAAGATACTAATGGAGAACCCATAATGGTGCCTAAGGTTGATGAAGAGGGTAACTCTTTATACGATGAAGAGGGTAATCTTATTCTAGTACCTAAACAGGGTTGGTATCCCGTAGCTGGTAAACCCTCTCTCATTCAGAATAACCTAACCGCTCTGTTCATATATGAGCTTGGTTCTCGATTTAGGCAAGAACAGTTTGGTTCTAGATTATGGGAAGCCATAGAAGAGCCAAATGATCAACTCCTAAAACATATGTTGGATTTATTTATTAAATCCTCCGTTGCAAAATGGGAGCCCCGTATTAAAGCATTAGATATCCTTCTAGAGCGTCAAAGGGAAAAACTAAGAATATCTATCCAATTTATGGTAGATGCTTCTGGAACTGTCGAAAATTTGAATTTGGAATACAACTCAACAACTGCCGAACATTATGCCTACTAACAATTCATGGCTAACGCCATATCAAAGATCTTTCAATGCTATTAAGCAACAGATCTTAGCTAGACTTAGGGTAAACGTCCCTGAGATAACGGATTACACTGAGGGTAATATCTTGGTGGTCATCATCTCCATATTCTCAGCTATTGCTGAAGTACTACATTATTACATCGATAATATGGCAAGAGAAACCTTCTTCACTACTGCTAGAAGGTATTCTTCGTTATACAAACATGCTAAGTTGGTAGACTATCATATTAAAGCTGGTGTTCCAGCTTCTACTGACTTAACCCTGTATACTCAAGATGGTAAACCACTGGGTGAAGAGATCATTATACCTATTGGTACTCAGTGGACTTCACAGGACGGTAAGATCTGGGTTAATACTAAATCCATGACCTGGACAGCTCCCCTTAAGCTTATCAAGGTGCCAGTAGTACAAAAGTACTTAGCTAAAGAAGAAGTAAGCTTGGGAGTTATTACCTATACCGGTATAGCTATTGAATTGGGTAATATACCTGCAGATCAGTTCTACGTAGAAGGTTCTATGTCTCTTAATATAGATGGAGAGACTTGGACTTTGGTAGATACTTTTGCATATTCAGGGTCTCTGGATAAGGTATACAAGGTAGAGCTTAATGATGCTATGGTACCTACCATATACTTCGGAGATAACATCAATGGTATGACCCCAGCAGTCAATAGCAAGTTAACTGGATCATACTACCTAACCTATGGAGCTGGGTCTAACATTTCTGAAAATTCTTTTACCCAGGTACCACAGGAAATACGAAGTCTCATACCTACTAGGGTCCTTAAGATAAAACAAGAACTACCAGCTTCAGGCGGTTCTAACTATGAAGGGTTCGAGGCTTTGAAAAGGAGAGTACCTCTATCAATAAAGTCCTTGGGTGTAGCCATCACCAAAGAAGACTATGAGGCCATAGCTATGCTTCAGGACGGGGTACTAAAGGCTTATGCCAACTTCATGTGCAGTAGGTTCGTTCAGGTATTCATAGTACCAGACAACTATGGAGTTGCTAGTAACTGGTTGATAGAACAGGTATACAACAAGTTATCTGCTTCAAAAGTTATCACTACTTCTGTTCAGGTATATCCAGTATACATAGCTAAACTTCGATTCCAGCTTGAAGTATTTGGAAACAAATCTTTCACTTCGCTGGAAATCAAGAAACAGATTCAGGATGCCCTGCTAGAGAAATTCAGTTGGGAAAATGCAGAACTCAATAATATCATCAAACTTTCAGACGTATATGCTCTGATTGATAACTTACCAGTAGTAGATTACCTTAACATAGAATCTATGTATCTGATGACCAATCCTTATCAGGTAGTGGATGCTAATACTACAACTTCACCCGAAGTAACCTGGAAGTATTTCAATCCAAAGGTATTCAATCTCAAAGAAGCTCTTAAGTTTAGGCTTACCGTTCTAGAAGATGGATATAGACTTATGATGTATCATTCTGAAGAGATGAAACCCTATATAGATCAGATAACTATAGTCAATGGAGCCAATCAAAGTAAGTCAGATGAATCCACTACTGCCGATTTCCAATTTGGAGTACAGGGAGAGATTATTCTTAGCATAAACGATGGTGCTACACCTTTGCTTCATTTCCAGTGGCAATTGGATCAGCCAGGAGATGATCTAACTTATGTACCGGGTGATGCTTATATCTTCTACCTGTCCACTAATCAGGGTAATATATCTACAGAGTTTGATACAAACGGGGAAGTTAAATATCTCCCTATCTTTGTAAATGGTCCAGATGATCTAATCCTGAACATACATGAGACACTTTAATTACAAAGAAGTCTTTGAGAAGTTCTTTCCTTATTACTATAAAGAGAACGACTCCTATAAGGATAAGGAAGGAAAGGGTTTACTAGAGAGGTTGGTAACTACCTGTACTGAATATATCGATACAGATATAGTTACCAACTCTGATAACCCCGGACTCGATGACCTCATAAACATCATAGATTTCGATAAGACCCCAGACATATTCTTAAACTATCTATGGGAATATCTGGGAGAGATACCCTATGCTTGGGGTATACTTACTAACGGTCAACCCTATACTAAAGAAAACCTACAGGCTTGGTTGACTTCGCCTACTAGTTATCCAAGAGCTGATCCAAGGATTGCTTTGAAGTATGCTATATCTCTATACAAGATAAGGGGTACTACTAAATTCTATAGCTTACTTGGTAAACTCTATGGAGTTAAATTCGATTTGGTGGATCATGCTACAGGAGGTCACATTTTAGAAGGTGACTTCGTAAAAGCAACTTTCAGTGATTCATATGCTACTTATGCTTCAGATGAAGATCCCGAAGGAATAACTTCTCAATTTCCTATGTACGACTATCCGGGTAAGGAGAAATGCTTAGAATGTGTACAAATAGAAATACATGTACAAATTCCTGAAGGAACTTATGAAGCTCTAGAAATGTCCGATGAAATATATGTAAGCAATGTGAAGCAAGCTTTTCAAAGGATAGTGGAAAAGTACTTACCAATCTTCTGTAAAGTTTACTATGACGAAAACGGGGAAGCTTCCGTTAGTCTAGAAAGTTATGCACCTACTCTGATAGTTAGATAATAACTTAATACGATCATGATCCTCAAATTTCTTACTCTCCAAACTCAGCCAGCTGATCTCAGTCAAACTGTGGGTCAGCTTACCCAGTCTTCGATAGAGCTTGCAGAAGCTACTGCCAATCTGGGTGCTCTGAAAGTAATCTTCGGCGTATTCTTGGTATTCATGCTGCTAGTACTGGTACTGTTCATCTATCAGATACTAGCCATGTCTAGTAAGATAAACAAAATCCAGGATGCTTCAGAAGTAGTTCAACAATTCTTTGAAAGAGCTTCTGATAGGGCTTTAGGTAAATCACAATGTGATATACTTATACGAAGATCCTTCGTTGGTCTAAGTAATGCCTTGAAATATCAGATACTACGGATAAGAATAGAGAACCATATAGAGCTAAAAGATATAACCAAAGCCAAGGTAGAATCCATAGTAAAGAACGAATTTGATACCTTAAGAACATTCCTTTCTAACTATAGATACCAAGGTGAGGCTCTAAACAAAGTGGTTCAATCAGCAGATGTTGAACTAATCATCCACTTCATGCTTGAACAAGTATATACACCCAAAGACCTATTCACTATCTCGGGTATGGATCAAGCAGTGACCCTATTTCTTGAAGGTATAAAATTAGATTATATTAGCAGGATATGAGAAACTTGGTAATAATTCTAGACCCAGCTCATGGTATAGATGTAGCTGGTAAATGTCCCCCTGATAACTCTTTCAAAGAGTGGAAATATAGTAGAGCTATCCTTAATCAGCTTAAGCCAAGGCTAGAAGCTGAGGGATTCAGAGTAGAGTTCACTAATACCACAGACAACGAGATAGGGTTATCTGCAAGGGCTAAATTTGCAACCAATCTAGAAGTTGCAGAAGGTCAAACTAAGTTTCTCTTTAGCTTGCATAACAATGCTTCTGGAAACGGCACTAAATGGGGAACTGCAAGGGGCTTTGAGATATATTCTTATAAGAATCCTTTTAGCATATCCTATAAAATGGCTGAATATATCATCAGAGATCTGGGTCACTATTTCCCAGAGTATAAGATGAGAGTATTTGGTCCTAAGAACTTGGTAAAGCAGCAGAACTTCACCGTACTCATGGGGGCTGGTTATCATGCTGCTCTACTAGAGTGGATGTTCATGGATACTAAAGAAGACTTAAAAATTCTCAAAAATAGCACAGTTAACGAAAAACTAATTGATGCTTTAGTAACCATATTCAAAGACTTAGATGAGGACTTGCCAAAACTTCTCTCTAAATAAGGAAGCCATAACCAATGGTAGTTGAGTTGGTTCCTCGAGGGGCTCATGGGGTACATCCCTGTGGGCCCCTCACTTTGTGTTTAGCGATGGAATTCTTTCTCTGCTTGAGCAAGCACTTCTTTGATATGATGTCTGTAATCTGTAATCATGTTAACAGACCTTTTATTACGGGGTAGACCAAAGAAGTCTATCAAATGTTCTACTGTAACTCTACCCTGTATCATTCTTTCCTTGATATAAGGAGGAGGGTCTAACTGAGTAACAAATACCAAGTACTCATCAGGAGTAAGGTGATCCTTCATATACTGATGAAACCTTTCATGAATATCTTCCCTGGCTTCTACTTCCTCAGTATCATCAATCCATTCTCTACCCGATTCATGTATGTCCTCAAACGAATCCAGCTCTTGATTAAATTCAGCCTGCTGGGAATAAGCAGCCCTAAGAAGCTTATTCTTAAATACGGATAGAGCAGATAAGATAGTGGCTTTCAACCTCTCTTCATCATAAACATCCTGGTACTTATTGTATACATAGAGAAACTTATCCTCAAAATAGGAAAAGATAACATCACTTGTTACATTGTACCTTCTAGCATCAATCTGCTTAACAAGCTTCCTCATCAATGGCTTGCATTTCTTATAAACCCTTTCAAATTGTTTAGGGTCATAATGAGTGAACTCTGTTAATCGGTGGAGTTCTGAACCATTTAGACTAGTGTTTTTCATCGCTAACTATATTAAATTTGAATTTAGATTTGCAAATATAATAAATAAAATAATAAGTTGTTGACCTTCGGGTGAAGTTTTTCACCTCTTCGTTGAGAACTTCATATTTCCCTATATAAATATAAGCTAGCGCGAACTATTATAGGTTACAAGTTTTTAATATCATATGAAAAAGAAACAGAAATGGCAAACACAAGAGAAGTTCTCTTTCTCACTGGAATTTCAGTTAGAAGTGCTGAGATTCCTGATACAGAGTAAGGAGTCTCCTCTTGTAATGAGTAAAGTAAAACCGGGATATTTTACTCTCATAGAACACTCACTAGTGCTCGAAGCCCTCAAGAAACACTACAAGAAGTACAAGAAGATCCCTGGTATGCCTGTCCTTATAGAGACTACACGTAAACTACTAGACGGTAGGGAATACGTAGACTTGGTAACTCAGGAAGACATACCTAACATCAACAAAGTAATCAACGATCTGTATACTCAACCACTAAAGGATGAAGAGGTTATACATGAGAACATCTATAAATTTGCAGCTTATCTAGAAATGAAAGCTCTGAATGAAGAGATGGACTTCTCTAACTATAACTTGTATGAGGACTACCAGAACAAGATTGCTAATATCTTAAAGAACTCTAAGCCGGTTAAGGACGAAGAACCTTCTTTCATGGTTAGGGATACTACTAGACGTCAGTTGATGAGAGCTGCAGACCCAGATGTAATACCAACGCCTTATTGGCAGCTTAATGCTTTGTCTAACGGTAATGGGTATACTAAAGGGTCTATCTTCGTTCTCTTGGACCGACCTAAAGCTAAGAAGACATTCTCCCTTATCAATATATCAAGGGGTTATCTTACTATGAAAAAGAATGTACTCTATATAGATACAGAGAATGGTAAGAAACAGATTATGGAAAGGATGGTTCAATCTACTCTTAACAAAACCAAACTGGATATACTCTCTGGAGATTTTGATAAAATGGAACAACGCCACATGAGAAAATATAAACGATTGGGCGTTGAGTTCATAGTGGAAAGAGTCGCTGCTTTAGTTGGAGATGCAAATACTATTCGAAATTTGATATTACAATTAGAAGCAGAATATGGTATCAAGATACATGTATTGGTTATTGACTATGCGGCTAAACTTGCTTCTACATCAAGGGATAAAGAAGATATAACCCGTATCAATAACGTATACATAGAACTGGATAACTTAGCAGCGGAGTTGGGGATAGAAGCTATATGGACTGCTCAACATATTACACGAGAGGGAGCTAAGCATAAAGCAACTAGATACGAAGATAATGATATTGCTTCAAGTATATCCATCATTCGAAATGCTCAATGTATCCTTGGTCTTAACAGTACCGATGAAGAGGAAGAGAATGGAGTTCAGAGATTGGAAGTAGTAGTTCAGAGAGATGGTAAACCTCATGGAAGAGCTCTATTTAACTTCGATGCAGATCGTCAGAGGTGGAAAGAGTTTTCAAGGGAAGCCCGGGCTAAGTATGATGAAACCCAGGGAGTTATCGTAGATAACATGATACGTAAGACTTCTAAGACAAATCCAAATGCCGATGAAGAGAAGGCTAAACACAAAGGCGGAGATATTTAATTATGGCAAAGATTTACAAAACAACCGGAGAGGTTATTGAGGTTGAACCTAAGAACGGTAAAGACTTCAAACTAAAAGAGTTACAGGAGATTGTACATGGGTACGTAGAACTAGTTAACTTCTCTCCCACTAAATATATGGTAGTTAATGAAGAGGGCCATTTAATAGGGTTACCTCTTAATCTCTCAGCTACTAGATTATATAATAAAGACGTTATCGTAGGAGACGTACTAATATGCAATAAATCTCAAATCAAATAGAATCATGGGTACTCAATTCAAAACCGGGGCTTTACCTTATGTTAAGCCCGAATTGGAACCAGCTAAGCTGGACTCTATGCACCACCTATATCAACCAGGCGAAGAGGTAAAATGTAAGGGGGTAACTTATGTAGTAATGGAAGGTCACTCTTGTAAGAAATGTGTTTTCTGGAAAGAAGGATTCTGCCATAAGCCTAAAGCCTTAAACGAATGTTGTGGATATGGTAGGGCAGATAAGACTTGGATTTACTTTGTAATTAAGGAGGAGTAATCATGGCAAACGATCACGGTTGGATATGCCCTAAATGTGGTAGGGTATACAGTCCTTGGGTAATGTCTTGCGAGCCCTGTAATATGAAAGCTATAATCAACCAACCACATGCTGGTACAGTTCAAAACCCTCTTATATTTAACCCTAAGGACAACTCTAATCATATATCAGAGAGTAACTGTATTAGTCAGGAACCTATGTAAGTTATGGCAAAGTTAACAAATACATTCAAGGGTAAGCTCCTTAAATACTTCACGCAGAAGTTAGGAGCATATAAATATAGGAATTCTTGGTATAAGACTCTAGCTTGCCCATACTGTGGGAAACCCGGCAAATTCGGGATAAACTTATCCCATAACAGGTGCAATTGTTTTAGATGTGGGGAACACCCCTCACCTGTAGACCTAGTAATGTATTTGGAAAAGGTAGATACCTATGCGGAAGTACTAGCTATATTGAATCAGCCAGAGTTTGAAGGTTATACCTTTGTAGAGGACAAGGTTGAGCTCAAGTCAAAGAAAACCTTATTCCTCCCGGAGGGCTTCAGGCTTCTCAACCAAGGTACTTCTCAATTAGCTAAGTCAGCAAGGGCATATGTTAAACGTAGAGGATTTGATGTAGACCAGTTATCTAAAGCCGGTTGGGGTTATGGTACTGAAGGTAAATACTTTGGATATCTTATCATACCCTTCCATGAGAATGGAGAACTGGTTTACTTCAATGCTCGCTTATTTATAGGAAATGGGCCTAAATACAACAATCCCGATACTGGCGAGTCTGGCCTCGGGAAATCTTTTATCATCTACAACAAAGACGCACTCGGAATGTATAATTCCGTCTTCTTGTGTGAGGGAGCAATCAATGCACAGACTATGGGGGAAAGAGGCATTGCGTCAGGTGGGAAGGCAATATCCCGATATCAAGTCAATACCATTCTTAAAAGCCCGGTCAAGCGGGTTATCATTCTGTTCGACGATGATGCTAAGAAACAAGCTATTGACCTTGCCTTCGACCTCATGCCGTGGAAAAAGGTTAAAGTAATCTTTATGCCAGAAGGTAAAGACGTAAATGATTTAGGGCGAGAAGCTACTCTTAGACTTATATATAAAGAACGATATTTGTCATACAATCAACTATTAGCTCTAAAAGAAAAGATATGAATGAATCCTTAACAGATGCTATCAGAGTTTGGGCACAGAAAACTGATGATCTTTGGAAAGGCCAAAACCTTAGACCTTTTAATCAAGAAGAAGCTCATTGTTGGACAAAGGCCCTATATATGGAAAGACTTCACCCGGAGTTTAATTCAGACCACGAGGTATTAGCTGAATTAGAGAAACCAGCTTGGCAAGGCGATCGTGTATTATGGAGACGTATAAAAGCTTGTCATACTTATACCATAGATCCTACTGCTGTTATAGCTTTGGGGTATATGATTGATAGGCCGGGAACTTCTACTATGATAGCTAACTTCCTTCAGTATAAATGTTATATGGAGGGTATAAACCATGTATCTCTAGCTTTCTTATGCGAGAGGGTATTCCCAAATGGTTGGCCTACTCAAGAGGCTTTAAACAAAGCTTGGGTTGATCAAAAGGGCTTTGATCATACTGGTGATATTCCCGTAGAGATAAACCTATTGGATAATCCCAAATACTATGAGACTATCAAGGACTTACCTGATAACAAGTATAAATCTATAATGCCATTTTAATATGGGCCAAAAAGATCCATCTATACACATTTCTTATGCCCAGTTCCTATCCCTAACTAAGGAACTGGGTATCAAGGTGTCTAAACCTAAAGCCCAGCTATTATTCCAAAAAGCTAGGCAGTATTCTTTAGACCATCGGTCTATAGTAGTTTCTAATAGGAAGAAACTAACCGAGACTATAGAGAAAAGGACACAGGCAACCATTGGAGATACCAATCTCCTTGCTCAAACTATTTACGCAGTCAGAGTTAAGAAGAAGCACATTGGAGTTACCAAGATTAAACAATTTGACTCTGCCTGGGCTACTCTCAAAGAACTTACCAATATGGTAAATGAATTCTGTCAGGCTTATGATTTACCTACTAAAGCTGGGTTCGTAAAGTTTGTAGAAACTGGTTTTAACCTCATGGAAACCAATAAATATAAGAACTACAACACTGCACCCAATTGGCTTAAGAAAAACTATAACATGGTAGTCAACAGGTACGAAGCTGATGAAGCTCTATCACATGACTCAGATCCTAAGTCTACTACAGAATTCTACAATGCCTTCAACAGACGAGTAATGGAGATGTCAGGTATATATGATAACTATACCAGTAACCCCTATCACTATGTAAACTTCCTCAAAGGTAGGGAACTAGCCGATAGCTTAGGGGTAGACTACGAGATCTTCCTGGATGCTCAGTTTGCAGCTTTAGCTTTCTGCCACGGTATACCTCATCTAGAAGACTTACATAACGAGAAAGCTAGACAAAGACTCTCACAATATTTATCTAAGAATGGAGGCTTACAACAGAATACAATAAGTAGGAGAATGAAACAACCAGATAAAAGCGTATGGGACGACTTCAAAAAGTAGGCCAGGGTATAGTAAGAATAACTATACAGAATGGCAATATGTGCGAGCTTGATGGGGACAGAAAAACCCTCGTCAAGCTCTTTCAAGCGTTCTGCATCAAACACCCGAATGCTTGGCATATACAGATGTATCAACGGGGAAAGAACCGTTGGGATGGAACTATCAAATACATATCAGAGACAGGCCGATTTAGGATAGGACTCTTTCCTATGGTATACAACATGCTCAAGGAATGGAATATACCCGTTCAAATAAGAGATCATAGACTTCCCTTAGAAGTTTCACCTAAGATTCCAGATTATCTAGGGAACTTAAAACTCTATGACAGGCAAAAAGTTGCCCTAAAAAAGCTGTTGTTTAATAAAGTGGGAGGGATATACTTTAGAATATGTGCGGGAGACCTTGCAGTGGGATTTGGTAAATCCCTTCTATTCTGTGCTATTCATGAGGCTTTCCAAAGGAAACTAAGAACTGTATTACTCCTCAATGATGCTGACCTATTCAATCAGTTCAAAAGGGAGATACCTCCTATGTTACCGGGAGAGGATATTAAATTTATCCAAGGCTCAAAGGTAAATAAATGGGGTATGTTTAACGTAGCCATGGTACAATCTCTATCAAGAAACCTAAAGAAGTACCAACATGAACTATCTAACATAGATATTGTACTCATAGATGAGGCCGATATCATAGATAACAAAACATACAAGGGAGTAATAGAACACTTATATAACACTCAAGTAAGAATAGGCCTGTCAGGTACTATCTATATGTCAAAGCTTAAGAAAGATGTAATGCACAACATGAACATTCGTTCTTTCATAGGTGATAAGGTAGATGAAGTGAAACTAGCTGACCAAATGAAATCTGGTAGGGCAACTCCTGTAATTGTTAAAATGGTGGATTGTAATATCCCCGAATTAAATAAACATCTCCCCAAATTCCCCGCTAGGGATTACCTCGAAGAGTATCAAAATGTTATTGCAAATAATCAAGCAGCTTATGCAATTTCGTTCTCTAGAATGCTCTGGAATTTGAAATATAATAGGTTGCCAATGATTATCATGACTAAGTTCATTGAACATTGCGAAAATCTATATACATACTACCAGGAGTATAACAGAAAGCTTGGACTTGGACTTAGGATTGCTTATGCACATCATGAAACCAAGAAACGTGAAAGTATCTTACAGGAGATGCGGGAAGGCAAGCTTGATATTTTAATAATAACCACTATCATTGCTCGAGGAAAGAACATCCCAACCCTACAATATCTTCAGAACACTGCAGGTATGGATTCAAATGAAAAGACCGTACAGGTGCTTGGACGTTTGGTTAGAAAGCATGAATCTAAAAATAAGGCCTATCTTGATGACCTCTGTTTCCCGGGGCACTATCTATCTCGACACAATAAGCATAGGAAAGTTTATTCCCACCGAGAGAGGCTGAAAGTTATTCAGATTTCGTTCGATAGCAAAGGGAAAAAGAGGGTAGTTAAAAGGTCAAAATATGCCAAAAACAAAAGAGTTAAACGTATTAAAAATCAATAAGTTATGGGTAAATTTAAGCATTGTAGTTCTAGAACTACTATTGGGCGCATTTTATTTCAGATAAGAGCTTGCACCAAAGAATTGAAATACCACCAAATGAGGGCAAGGTATTATTACAATCATCAAACTACA